GACCCGTGATCGGGTTGACGTAGGTGTTGGTCATAGTTACCTCTAAGAGTCCACAGCGATTGCTGAGCGGTCACCCACGCGAGTCACGTCCTCGGCTTTAAGCGCCTGCATTGCCATGTCGTACTTTTGTTGGAATATTTGACGTGCATCGTCTTTTAGGTAGATCACCGCCTGCAAGAGTGCTCCAAAGAGCATCGCGTTGGGGGCGTTGTTTGTGATCCAGTTCGTTTGATTTGCTGAGGACAAGGGCTGCAGGCGCTGATAAATGAGCACCTCAAAGGTATACGCCTGGTCAGGAACCGGCGACACAAACCAGTTGTCGTAGTCGTAATCCGCGTAATACAGGGGCAGGCCGGCCGTGCTTTCTGCGCTATAGTTGGTCAAATACTCATACTTGCGTAGGAATACTGGCGTCTTCTCGCCGTTCGAGGTGACCGACATTGACACGGTCTTGCGCCACCGGGCGGGCTTTTGAATGATCGGGTTACCCACCGACATCACGCCTTGCGCAACCTCGATCTGGCCAAGCGTTTTGATCTGCTGAGCGATTTCAAACTCAGCCAGGGTAATAAAGACGGGGATTTGAGAGACGACGGCGGCGTCGTTACGCTCGAGATACTGCTCGATCGTTGTGACTAAGTTGTCATAGGTTAAAACGAAGCTCGCGGTCATAGCGCCACCCACAAAAGTGAATTTGAGTGCGTTTTATCCCAAAGCGCTTGAATTGACATTTTAGCCTTTATCCTGCTAATTTAAAACCACAATTTACCCGAGCATCGAGCTTGCCTTGATCTTTACGTCTGCCACCCGGTTAAGCCATCCCTGACCATATGTTGAGAAAGTGCTCAAGCTGCGGTAAAAGTCCTCTTTAGCCTGGCTGAACTTTGCAATCAGATCTTCCGGGCTATGTTGTGCCACAGCAGCGAGCGTCATTGAACCAATACCACCATCAGGCGTTACACCCAAAGCAGTTTGTAAAATCTTGGCGCTACGCCCTGGCCCTGCGTTCACGGCAAAGTCAAAAACCAAATAATCAATGCCTGAGGGCAAGTCGTCGCAACGACACATATCCCAGTACTTGCGCTTATAAAACGGGCTAATTATCTCGTGCGTTAAGTCACGCATGTCTTGAACGCTGACCTTGTGGCCAACGTATTCTTCCCAAGCGGTCTGAGTCACTCCAAAATTAGTGCAACCTGGGCGGCCGTCTGGTAGGTGATTGCCGGGGTCGCGTGGGTCATCAGTAAAGCCGCCCTCGCTTTTTAGCATTAAATTAAAAGCATTATCCCAGTTACTTAGCATCATCTTTTCCTATTTTTATACCGGCTATAGTGCCAACAAATGCCCCGACGATCATATTGAAAGCGGGGTTAATCAGTTTAAAAACCTCTGCATTATCTACGCGTTCGTCAAAAAGCCCGACTAAAACTACGCAAACTGTACTCATCAATACAATGGCTAGGCTGACGCAGCAGATCACAGTAATGCGGTCAGCAACGCTCATTTGATACTCCGTACCCAGTTCTGCAACTCGGTCAGTTGGAGCGTGGTTTCAGCACAGCGTCTAACAAGTCCTGCGTCGGGGGCGGGGCTAACAGGGCAAGAGGTGGGCTTGGGTACGGGGGGCACACTACCGCGACTGGCACCGGTGTCGAGCACCCGCTCAGCATAATAACTATGAACAGCACTAAGGCGAGCTTCATATTGATTTGCGATTGAAGTTGATATAGTTTCATGTTCCTTGGCCTTTGCTTGATTGACAATTTCCTGCGCCTTGCCCACGGCGGCAACTTCTGCCTGGTAGGCCACTAGCTTTTTATGCTCGTGGTTCCAGCCTAAAAAATACATGGCTGCGCATAGCGCTAGGGCTATGCCAATCTTCATCCATAAAAGACTAGGGATAGGAAACATTACGTTGGCTCCGCATCTTTTTTAGCCCAGACCGACGCACCACCCGAGGCCGACACAATACCGAGCGACTCAGCAAGCTCTCTCAAGCTCACAGCGCCATGCATGACCACTTGATAGCCCGCAACCAATAACACCGCCACAAGGCTGATTAACCACGCCACACGGGCAATGTCATACGTAACATTATCTTTGCCAGTGAGGAGGTGGGTAAAAATGTTCACTTGTCGGCCTTGTGATCAATCTTGTCGGACAAGCGAGCAATCATTTGTTCTAAACGATCAAATCGCTTGTCCATTTCCGTACGAAGATTGTCAACTTCAGATTTTTTGACGTACTGCTCACTGATGTGCAGCTTATGATCGTCAATGTTTTGCTTGAGCTCATTTAACGAGTCATAGATCGTGCGAGCGAACCAACCGATAGCAGCCAATGCCGCGCCGATCCCTGTATTGATAATCTCTTGCAACGTCATGGCTTGCCTCTGAAGTATTAGTCTTGAATGGGTTGTTCGATTTGCTCAGGCGCGGGCACCTTTGCAGCTTCAGCCTGAATGGCTGTGATCAGGTTCGCGACCTCAACGTAAGGCCGGTTACCAAGGTAATTCAAGACTGCGTTAATCAGATCGGTCGAGATGTTCATAACTACTCCGGGTATTTTTTGAATGGTGAGAATTGAATTGCAACTAGCTTTTTACCACCGACTGTGTCGCCGAGTAACTTATAGCCAAAAATAATCTCAACGCATCGGTCTTTGTAAAAATATACCTGGGCGCGTAGCAGCCAACCTATGTCACCGTCCGTGTTGCAAACTTTCCAGAAACTGTAAACGTTCTTGCCTGACTTCCAGTCTTTATCGTTGTCTTTTGTGTAGAGGGCAAACATACCTTGCGTCGAATAACCCCAACGTGCGCCAAAGCCATAAGCAGCGTTGCGCCATAGCCAAAAGATGCGGCTAACGTAGCGCAGCCAAAAGTGAGAGTCGTAGTAGGACTGATTGTATTTAGCCTTCAGGGGGCTTGGGTAGTCGCCGTACCACCACTCATCAAGGGGTGCGTCTGGGCTTTGCCAAATACGTAATGACGGGATTAGAAACTCACGGGGCTTGTTGGGGTAGAGAGAGAGAAATCCCGTAACCTCTGATTCTTCTTCATGCGTGACAAATAAAGCTAAAAATGGCGCAAGTGGATAAGCCAAAAGAGTCAGAAAGATCAGACCGATTGACTTGACAAACCAAAGTGCGACAGACCTAAGCATTTGGCTCACCAGCCCAAACCACCTGACTCAACGCAGCCAGCGCCTCCACACTCGCACAAGCAGCAATCGCAGCCTTCTGACTACGCGCTTGCTCACGAATCGTCTCGCGCCATGCACTCCAAGTCGCATCCATTGGCTTTGCGGTTTCCGTTGCTTTAATCACCATGTAGTCGCTTGGTGCGAGGATTGAACCGGCAGCTTGATTGACTTGCTCTGTGGCTTGCGCTTTGAGGGCTACAAGGTCTTTGGGTGTCTTGGTGTACCCAATCTTGACAATACCGTTTGCGATGACTGGGGGAGCTTCTGTGACCCAGTAATAGGTGTCGCTTGGGCGTGCTTCATGGATTACATCGACCATGCCGATAGCCGCTTTTTCTTCGGGGCTAGACAGGTTGCACCAGTTGGCAGGGTATTGAATGTCATCCCACTCAAAGGCTGTGCCAGCGGGTACTAGGAGGGCGATAACGCCGTTGGAGATGATTGCAAACATAACTACCTCGCTAAAGAATTTTTGAATGGGTTTTCTGCCCATGCGGCGTAGATATAACTTCTTGTGCCAAACGAAATTTCACCGCTTGCTGGGTTTGTTGTGCGAATTTTAAAGCCGTTAGACAACAAATCAATTGTTGCAGTAGTAGCTGCATTTGTGCCTTCAGCACTAGAATCACTTGGTACAAGATTAGTGCTAGATGGGGGCGTTACGTTATAGGTTTGTCTTGCGCTGTCATACATAAACCATCTTTCACCCGCAGCCGTTTCTTTCAACATTATTAGTTTTGGTCTAAATCCTGTATATGTAAATGTTCCATCTGTTGAATTATTATTTGTCCATAAACCAAACGCTGAATATCCCGCAATAGGCGTCCAGCAATAAGCAACATAAGTTGCTGCGCTAGAATTAACCGCAACAGCACCGCCTACGCTAAATACTGACGATGTTGGGGCTGTGCCATTCCAATATGTTGTGTCGAGCGTTTGACCTAAATTATTGTTTAACCTTAAATAATAAGAAGCTGATGTTAAAGAAGAATGATAGACACCCCAATCAGATACCGCACTTCTTGATTTTGTAATGACCATTGCTGGCGCAACACCTAGCCCATGTCCAATAGTCGCATTAGCACCCGTACCCATGTACGTCACCACGCTAAACCCAGCAGACGCATTAACGCTCACAGTCGATGTGATTGAGCCGTTGGTGTTGCTTGATGTTGAGCCTTGCCCTGCTTGCCATTGCCAGCCGACATAAGTAGCACCCGTATTGTTATACGTTGTGCTTGTACCAAGCGTAAAACCATTTGAGTTAAACGATACAACGCCTGTTACATCAGTTGTTTCAGCAGCAGTAGAGTTAGATACCAATGCAAGTGTTGCCCCACGTACAGAGTCGGTTAACTTGTTATCTGTAGCAGCCGAGCGTGACTTAACCCATACTAAATCAGGTTTAAACCCAGCAGCGTTAGTAATTGTTTGACCAATCAAGTTACCGCTGTACAACGTAGCATCCATCACCTTGTTACCCGCCAAGATGGTGCTTGTCGGCAAGTTGTATGTGTTCAGGGCTACAAAGCCTGTGGGGGGTGTGTATGATTGACCGTTTTGCCCAAACTTAGCAGTAATAGTTTGTGAGCCTGTACTGCTGCCGCAATACACAGACCATGATGCGCTAGTGCTTAACGTAGCAAATTCGCCTGTACCCGCGCTAGGATTTCCTGACGTTGCGCCCGCAGAGGTGTACCAAGTATTGTTAATGCCGAGCCAAACTTTTCCGGTTGACCCGTCATAAGCTAATTGAAGAATTGCGCCGCCTGCCAAAGTACCGGCAAAAGAAAATGCGGTTGAACCATTTAATTGACCGTATATTGTGTCGCTGGCGTACCAGTTAACACCGGGGTTTGCGTGTGCGCCGGAGAACACAGCAGCAGACAATATCAAACCACAAAATACATCTACTGTTGATGCTGTGCCGGTTTGATAAATCTCAACGTACGTTTTTACGCCGGTAGGCAACGCCATTGTTGAACGTGTTTTAAACACCCCTGCCGCATACAAATTGCCGTTACTAAAAGTTGGCGCTCCCTCCTTATCCAATGGATTCAACACAGCAAAGTTAGCCGCCGTAGCACTCGTCAACGTAGGCACATCAAGCATACTGTCATACGTCACACCGCTAGTTAAGCTGATATTGTTCGTAGTCCAGTAATTAGCATTACCTGAAAAGTCTTTACCCAAGCCTACGTTGCTGCTTGTGGTCAGCGCAGAGTTGTCTGTGAAAGGGAGATAAAAACCGTTTGTGCCGTATGTGCCTGAATACTTAGCGGGTTGCCATACGCCCGTTGTAGCGTTGGTTGAGCCAAATGATGATGGGGTTAGGGCTTGACCGTCGATAAGATTGATTTCGGTCAGGTAGCCGTCGTAATACCTACCTACAGCACGGGTGACGCCGATACCATGCGTGTTGGCTGAATTTACATATAAATTTGCATTTAACGCTGGATAAGTTGCTGTGCTAAACGCTGTAACTTGTGCACCGTTTATGTAAAGTTTTAAGCGATTTGCGGCTGTAGCTTGCGTTGTGTCAGCCACAAAAACAACGTGATAGTAAGCCGATGGATCACGAAATACTTGCGTAGTAGTTAACCGTGCGGTATCGGCTCCACCCACAACATAAGTAAACTCAAAAACTCCATTACTTGTGTCTGTAAAACGCAGTTCAGTAAAATTGCTTGCGTCAACCGAAGCATTAAATAATGTTTGACTTGTTCCACTTGACAATACACCGCGCTTAACCCAACCACTCCATGTCCATGTTTGTTGATTAGTGGTTGTAGCAGGTGTACGAGCTAAATACGCCGTAGCTGCGCTACGAAACCGCAGCGAGCGTGTGAGGTTGTAGCCAGTAACCGCAGAGTTACCCGCAAATATCGGAAACATTACGCCACCGCCTGTGAGATACCTTGTTGATACAGGTTTGTGCCATCAGAGCGGAAGGTGAAGTAGTCCTTTGCGCCCGCAGCAGTCGAGAGCGTAGGTGCAACGCCCGCAGCCCACTTGAACACAGCGTTCCATGTCAACGTGTTTGACCCACCGTTTTGAATAACCGCCAAAGCGTAGAAAGCACCGTTCTTCAAGTTAGTTGGTGCGCCAAAGGTGCGGTTGGTCGATACGAAGGTGAAGGTCGCAACTTGGTTGTTGGTATCCCAAGCAATCGTAGCGGCATCAGTCAGCGCGGTATTAGCCGCCCAACCAACTGTAACTTTAACTTCAGCAGGTGCAGTCGTGCCCAACGCTGGTGGCGAGGCGAAGTAAGTCGTAAAGCCTGTGCCTGACACCGTTGACGACGCGGCAAGGGTTGTGAACGCGCCCGTAGATGCGGTCGTAGCACCGACCGTGCCGTTGATGTTGATCGAGGCCGTACCCGTTAGGTTCGTAACCGTACCGCTTGACGGTGTGCCTAAGACCCCGCCGTTGACCAACACAGCGCCTGCAGTGCCGACGTTGATACCGATAGCAGTCTGCACGCCTGTGCCAAGCGCGGTGAGCCCTGTGCCGCCGTTAGCGATGGCAAGCGTACCTGCGAGGGTGACAGCGCCAGACGTTGCGGTGCTAGGTGTGAGGCCGGTTGTACCGGCGGTGAATGATGTCACACCCGCAGCGGTAGCCTTCGTGGCAATGACCTGAACAACACCGCCGCTGTCTTTGTAGAAGAGCTTGCCGTCGTTGTTGTTAAGCGCTAACTCACCGGCCGCCAAGTTGGCAGCCAAAGGCACGGCCGCTGCGGTCGTTGAAACGTAGAGCTGAATCGGGGTGAAACCTGTCTGTGCCATGATTTATTCCTAGAATGTGCCGCCAGAGATACCTGACCAAGTCGGCGCTGTCGCACCCGTAGATGTTAAAACCTGACCTGCAGTACCTGCCGCCGTAACCGCATAAGCCGTGCCTGTTCCATAAGCAGCCCCACCCGCGGTCGCAGTCGCCGTTGAGTTTGTGCCGCCGCCGCTAATCCCTAAGGTGCCGTACGTTGGGGGTGCGCCCGAACCGCCTGAGAGCATGGGCTGGCCGGCTGTGCCGTAGCCAGTCGTGCCCGACAGCGCAGGGGTCGTGCCAAGGTTCGTCGTGAACCCGATTGCGCCCGTTGCGTTAATAACGTGCGATGACTGACCGACTGTGCCGTACGTTAAATAGGTCTTGAACCCGTTGCCTGAACCAACCGACACGTCGCCGTCATGGCCTGAGTAATAAATGCCGTTGTTCAGGCTATAAAAATCAACCGGCGTAGACGCGCTAAACGTCGAGGAGTTCATGCCAAATTCGCCGTAATACGTTGAATCTGTGCCTATGTTGTTTGAAACAACGTAATTGGTTGAAGCGCCCGCGCTGTTGCTTTGGTTCTGAATAATCAACTGGTTGTACGAGCTCGCAGTTGATGTACCAAAAGACGCAATGGTGTTTGTGGCGTTAAAGCTCAGCACTGGCGTGGTGCTAGTAACCGTGTTGCCACTAAGGATTGTAAAATCGCCCGTCGAGCGAGTTGTCGCCCCTACAGACGTGCCGTTAATCGTGCCACCCGTAATCGCCACGGCGTTGGCGTTTTGCGTGGACATGGTGCCCAAGCCCGACACCTGCGAATTTGTAATCGCAATCGCTGTTGTTGCAGCCGCAGTTAACTGACCCTGAGCATTGACCGTAAAGGTCGCCACGCTCGACGCAGAGCCGTAAGCCGCAGCCGTGACCGTTGTACTAGCGATCGCCACAGTCACAGCCGCTGAGCCGTTGTAGCTTGAGCCCGAGAGCCCTGTACCGATTGTAAGCGCAAAGGGCGCTGCCGCGGTCACCGTGGTCGAGCCGCCAAGGCTTACCGCGTTCCCGTTAATCGTGATTGACGAGTTGGTCAGCGATCCGTTAGCGATGTTGCTAAGCGTGTTGCTCGCGCCGCTAATAGTTTTGTTGGTGAGCGTCTGGGTGCCAGTAAGCGTAACCACCGTCGAGTCAATCGAAATGGTACCCGTAGACGTGATTGGACCACCCGTGAGCCCCGTGCCTGTCGCTACCGAGGTAACGCCCGAGCCCGCCGCAAAGGAATTCCAAGAGCCGTTATAGCCCTCAAATAATCCTGTGTCTAGGTTAAGCCTGAACGAGCCGATAGCGCCTGCGCGTTGCGCGGTCGTGCCCGAGGGCACTTGCACAGCGGCCGTACCAGGCAGCACCGGGTTTGAGGTAATGCTAATAATTGGGTTGCCACTCGCGCCGTTGCCGTTCGTGACCGTAATCTGATTGGACGTGCCTGTAATCGTAAGCGGCGTGAGCGCCGAGCCGTTAACGGCCAACAGCCCTGTGCCGACTGTGTTGGCCAAGGCGAGCGCCAAGCCGGTCAAAGATAGCGTTGGATCTCCGCTTACCCCGCTACCGTTGGCGAGGGATAGCCCAGAACCGCTCACAGCGAACGATCGCGCCGTGATGGTACTAGCAGCAGTCTTTACAACGATGCCCGTGCCTGCGCCCTCTAATGAGCCGCTCGTGCCGTTCAAGCTGATCGTGTACGCGCCCTGCGCGCCACCGTCTGTGATGCCGATACCGGCACCCGTTGAAAAGTACCGGCTGTTGGGCAGTGTTGATTGCTGACTTACAGTCAAGAATGGCTGCGTGAGCGACGGGCTTGCGGTGATCGCTGCGACAGTAGTCTGAACCGTCAAGCCGTTCTGCACAACAGGCACGAGCTCAGTGCCCGTGATGGCCTGAGCTGCTGGTAGTGCGCTTATCCGAACGTCTGCCATATTAAGGACTCAAAATATCAAGATTGCCGTCATTCGGCGTATTCGCTTGCTCAGTTGCAATCCCAACATCATCTTTGTTCTGAATATCAGGGTCAAGGATTATGTTGTTATGCGTCTCTGCAACATCCTCATCTGGGCGAGGAAAACGTATCGTAATCTTTTCAGACTGCCTAGCCGGCAACCTATATGGGTCAAACTGGTCGCTACACGACTCAGAGCAAACCTTTATAGCGGGTATGTTTCCGTCTGCACGCATATCGCTATAGGGTCTTTTCATCTTGCAACGGTCGCATATGAAAACACTCAAACTACTGTTACCAATTGTATTCAAAAAGCGAGGCATTTCATACCCCTATCTTGTGTACATGCTGATATTAGGCGAGATCATAATGGGCGACTTGTCGCGGTTCTCGTTCTGTGCCAGCATGAAGTGCTTCTCGTACTGTGCCTCACAGTACTGGATACGCGCAGGGTCAACCTGGGGCAGCTCGCACGCCATTTGGTGCGCCAAGCCCCATTGAATAGCCATATAAAAATACTGTGGAATCTCAATCTGGCCGCTTAGGTCGCCCACGTCTTGGACATAACGGTTCAGCCAGAGCTCGATCTGAGGGCCAATGTTGTTAGGCACCGGCCAGACTTCCATGTTTGGCTGTGGGATCGTGCGGTTAAACCAGTACTGCAAGGGTCTGAGCGCCGTAAACGAACGATTAGGCAGGCTTGAGTAGTCGTCACGGTTCATGCGTGACATGTTGATTGCCGTGGGGTTTGTGCCAAATACTACTTGGTAGAACCCCATATTGACACCAGAAACCTGCTGAATACGCCAAAAAGGGGCGGTTGCAGAGGGGTCAAGGTCATAATAAATCCAAGTGCCTGCAGTCCATGTGACCGCACCGGGGGCGTAAACCGTCACCCAAGTCGTGCCGTCCATCGAATACTGCAGGTTTACGGTCACCGAGCCTGATACCGCGGGCAAGATGCCGATCGTGCTGATGTAGACAGGGCTGCTCGTACCGTTTGCGATACCGATAGCGCCCGTGTTGCTGCTCAGTTGGCATATCAGGTCGCCCACGCCGTTAAAGGCGTTCAGGGTCACGCCTGACGTGCTGTAGGCACCCGTGTTGACGTTGGTGAGCGTGCGGTAGTTGGCGTTGAGCACGTCAACCGTGCCGAGCGGCAAGAAATACTCGTACTTGTCGGGCTGCAGACCAACGATAACTTTGTTGATCGCCCAGTAATTGACGCCGTAATTGCTTAGGCTTGAGAGCAGGTAGTACAAGCTCTGCTTAGACGCTTGTACCTGCTCAACAGTCAACTCTTCAGAGAGCTTGCCTGCGCGACGAGCCCCGTGATCAATGAGTTGCTGTACAGAGATCGTGGTCTGAGAGACTGTGCCGCTAGTTGACATCTACCACCCCGGACATTTCCAGCGTTTGAGTGAGGCTTTTGCGCGTGGCGCATCACCGCTTGCGTGCTTAACTACACCGCTCATGCGGGCACAAAATGAATCCTTGCGGCTACCGCCTTGTGGCTGCGGTGCTTTCAAGTGGCTACCTGTCTCGCTATTGTACTTTGCACGACCCTTGGCGGTTAAACCTGCGCCTTGCTTGGTGGGTAGCTTCTCGCCACGCCCAACGGCCAATGATACACCGCCACCCTTAGCCTTTTTCACAGTCTTTGCAGACTCTTTAAAGGCATCGGCCGTAGGTGCACCGGCGCTGCCAGGCTTGCGCATCTTCTCGCCCGAGCCGTGAGCAATGCGCTCTTGCTTGGCGTGGATGTTGGCGTACAAGCCGCCACCGTCTTTCATCTTGTCGGCCTTAACAAACTCTTTGCCGACTTTCTGAGGAACCCCGCCAAACCCACCTTTAGTGTGGGCGGCGGCCTCCATCAGCCTGTGTTGAGCAGGTGATTTGCTTGGCATGATTAAGCCTGAGCCTCTTTCCAAGACAGACGCGCTTGGATGTTTGCGGCACCCGTGGTGGTGGCCACAACATACAAGATGTCTGGGCCATCTGGGTACAGACCCGCCTGGGTTGTCGGTACGGTGTTATTCACCCCGCCGCCCAAGATCGAATTACCCAAGTCACGAACCTGAGACAAGTCCAAGGTATTGATGCCGATCGGCACATAAGACGCCGCCAAAGACTCACCGCCTGTGATGGTCGCTGTTGTTCCAGTTGCCCCGTTCACCGCAATCTGAGCTAGCGAAGAGGTGAACCCGCCTGCGAGCTGTTGTGGTGAAACGAATGACGTCACGGCACCAGTGCCAGAGAACGCTGCCGCAAGGCGACCGTTCAGCACCAAGTTAATCAGCACCTGTTGCGTTGACGCAATAATTGACACAGAGTCAAGCTGCAACTGCATGCGGTTGATGTTTTCTTTTAAGCCAAGAACGTCCGTTGTGCCGTTATCAACCGAGGGGGCAATCCGGATGGCCATCAAGGCATACGAACCCGCGGCCGAGACAGCCAAAGGTGTTGTCATGCCGTAGTTAAAGATCAGCGATTTATCGTCGTTGAACTGGCCGTCCATGATGACCGATGAGCCCCAATGCGAGATTGAAGGCACAGAGTCAGCGGTTGCGTATTCAATAGTCACATAGGCGGTCTGTGGGTTGGTGACAGTAAATGCTGTCGCCGCTGCACCGCCTGTCGCGCCTCGAGTCACGCCCGTCAATGATGTTGACGTTTTGCCTGTGTAGGTGACGTATTCAATCGCACCTGACGTGCCACTCGCCGTAATCTTAGCGATGCCGCTTGAGTTAAACAGGCTTGTATCAGCCACGGGGATTGTGGTGTCGCCAGTGCCGATTGAGGCGGTCAAGAAAGACGTAGGAGTCAGTCCGCTTGACTCATAGTGCGCAGGCAGGTTGCCCGAGCGCATATAAGCCTCGTATTGCACGTTATTGTTCTGCACCTGATGGCAATAGGTCACCGCACCATCTTTGCCGCGCAAGCCCCAACGAATTGATCCTGCGCCGTACCAAGAGTAATCGACGTACCACATCTGCATGCGGGTCAGGTCAATGCTGTAGCCCGATGGGCCTGTGCCGTCCATTGGATCAAACCAAGTCGAGCGTGGGTACTTCGTGTCAGTGGTTACCGACATGATGTAGCCGCCGTTGGGCGAGTTGGTCGAATCGTATGAGTTGCCACGGTATTCAGGGGCAATCGTCAATGAGGTGTCACTTGCAATCGCAATGACTCGGTAAGACTGACCGCGGATGACGCAAAACTGACCAGGCGTGAGCGCGGTGGTGAAGTTTGTACCCACGCCCGTGACGGTCGCATTACCCTGCGTCACCTGGCAATACCCTGCGGTTTGAATGGTCGAGTTACGAACAACCGCGTTTAACTGTTGGCCATCAAACTGGAAGAAGATCCCGTTTTGTTGGTCGAAGATACCCACAGAGTTCTGAGCGCCATACCACAGCGTTGGGTTAACTCGAATCGAGTTGCCGATCGCAGGTGTTGACGTTGGTGTGTTAGCAAAGGTTGTCGTGTACTGAAAAGTGGTCTTTGAAAAACCTGCAGTGCCGATGACAAAAATACCGTTGTACCCGCTTGGAGTAGCACCCGACACTTGGATTGTTGTGCCTGCAGCAAGGTTATGCGGCGCAGAGGTCGTCACGGTTACCGTGGTGCCCGAGGCCGTTAAGACCGGTTGAAACAACGTTGGCTGCAGCGCAGAGCCAGTTGAGAACTGGATACCCTTGCCTGACTGGTAGCGGAAATAACGACGGGTCTGGCGAATCAGTTGTTGGTTGGTGATCGTGCCGCCGGCCGAGAACGCAACGCCGCCATCGTAGGGGCGTGACTCAACCCAACCCGCGGGGCGCATAAATACGTTGGCCTGTCCTGCGCTGTTTGTTGGGCTTGTGACCGCTGTCGCAGTGGTAAAGGTAAAGGTGCTCGCAGTTGGCGTTGTAGCAACAATCCATGCGCCGTTGACGTTTAAGTCACCCGCAAAACCTCTCATGTAGACGTAGTCGCCTACGTTCAACCCGTGAGGGTAAGTGGTTGTGCAAAGGGGGGTTGTGGTCGCGCTTGCGGTGATACAGTTTGAACCGACTTGAAAGCCGCAGTTGCTGTAGAAGTTGCCGGGATAAACGTACGACTTGCCGGGGTTAAACACGTTGGTCGTGGCTGTCGCGTTTGCGTCAATCAGGAACGATACCGATACGTTGGTGCTGACCGTTGTGACCAACCACCAGCCGTTAATGTTAGGGTTTGTGGCACCTAAAATAAAGATAGGCGTGCCGACCACATAAGCGCCAGTGTTTGCCATAAATACGGAAACAGTGCGACTTCCACTTGTCGTTTGGACGCCCTTATTCGAGGCACTATTGTCAACCGTGGTGTAAACCTGAGGGATGATGTACGCGCCCTGACGGTTGTTTTGAAGGTTGATAGATTCCCACTTGGTTGGCTGCGTGCCGTACTCAAAGTCGGTGTCAATCAAAGCCTGGGGCTGAGACACGCGCAGTTTGTCTACCGGATCGTATGCCGCAGAACGTGAGGAGATTTGCGTGCGTAATTGGTTGTCCGTTTGACTGGACGGGGCAGTGTACGAAACGATTTGTGACATGACTCACCTATTAAATTCAAGATTTTTGCAAAACATGGGGGCGATTAAGCCCCCATATTTGACTTTAGAAGCAGCCGCCTTTTTTATTGGCTTTGAAGCCACCGCCGTCTTTGCAAGCCATTGCCACATGACCGCCGTCTTTGTACTTTTGCACAACGCCACCGGTCGCATACTTTTGAACGACACCACCAGTTGCGTACTTAGGAACGCCGCCGGCCTGAAGTTTTAGCTTCGTGCCCTTGCCGCCCTTGTGCTCTTGCATGTCATGCTCTTTAAAGGCTTTCTTGATCATGGCCTTGTCTTGAGCTTTGTCCATCTTCATCTCAGACTTGGTCTCAGCGCCGCCTTCGGCCATACCGCCTTTCTTGCGCATCATTGGAGACTGAGCGGCCTTTTGAGCCATTGCAGCTTCCATCATGGCCTGACGTGGGTCAGGCTTGCGCATAGGCATTGCACGACCCATTGGTGGGCGTGCGCCCATCGCAGGGGCTGCGGCGGCCGACAGAGCGCCCATAGGCATACCGCCGCCCATAGCCATCTTAGACATGCCGCCTTTTTTGGCAGCAAAAGCAGGTACTTTTTTGCCGTCTTTCATGACCATCGGCATACCGCCTTTCTTCATGCCTTTACCGGCTTCATCAACGGAGGGCTCAGTTGATTTCATCATTTTCATTTCTTTGAAACCCATGATCTACCCCTTAGGCTTGTGTGACGCCGAGTGCGCCAACACGGGTTGCGTTTGGACCAACAGCGATTGCTGGCAGCAAGACACCCATGACAGTGCGAACGATACCGTCAGAGGCTGTGGCGGGTACGTAAGTGCCGCGCACATCGCCAGTGGTGGTTGTTGCGGTTGCAGTGTCAGCGGCAGTGAATTGACCGCCATCTTGCGCCAAAGCGTTGTTGCTCTTAACGCTTGCGACATAGGCCACGTTTGTGACACGAACTGGAAGGCCGAGAATGTCAGTTGTGCCGACAGTCAAAGCGGTGCCAGTAGCGCCAGAGGTTGTGATTGAGCTCACCAGGTAAAAGGCTTTCTTACCGTTAACGGCTGTGCTGACCGCGGCGCTAGAAGTGATCGCCTCGCTCATGGCCTGGCCGTAGTAGTCAAAGCCAGACACCGTAACGGTCTGCGGTGCAGCGCCGAGGGTGAAAGTCAATCCCGTGATCGTGCCTGCTACTGAGGCAACAGCAGCGCCTGCGGTGGTGGTCAAGGTCGCGGTTGTCGCGGTGACAGCGGTCAGGATGTAGGTCGTTGGGTTTGTGTAGCCGGTAATTGAACCTGTGCCGCCTGCTGTGCCAGACACAGTCACTCGTTGACCTGTGAACACGCTTGCGTTCGAGGTGTAAGAGATTTGACCGCCTGTACCAGTTGTTGCAACGCTTGCCAAAGCAGAGCCAGTGGCAGTGCCGGTGGTTACTTTTACAGCGCGTGGCAGGTCAAGTTGTAAAACAGTTGCGCCGCCGGTGGTTGTCACCGAGCGAACAGAGGTGCCTGCAGTCAAAGTCAAAGACGCTGCGGCAACCGGAGTTTGTGATGCTGCGATGTTGTTTGCAACCAACGCCTGGGGGGTAACATCCCAAACGTAGATGCGGCCAAGTGGGCCAACGCCCAGGCTCATCGGCGATGGGTTATCAAAGGCCGTGTTGTTGTGCAACGTCAAAGCGGTTGTGTTGGCCACGTTAATGGCTTGGTTCAGCGTGTAGGTGCCGACGCCGCCGGTGCCTGTGCCAAACGCTGTGATGTAAGTGCCGTCTGTGACGCTTGTGCCGTCAACAAACATGCCTAAAACGATTGGTGAGCCAAAGCCCACGGCTGTCACTGTAAGCGTTGTTGACGAGGTGCCGCCTGTGCCGCCGGTAGCAGTAGTGGTGTACGGGCGAATGCCAGTACCCATAAAAGTCGGTGCAGGACCTAAGAATAGGTCGTCTGAATATTGGGGCATTTTAAATCTCCTGTGGCTTGAACCACTCGGTTGATAGAAAAAAGGGGCTAATCTTTTGGACTAGCCCCCGTTACTTTACACGCCTGGCGTGCCGTACACTGCGCGAGGATCAGTCCACGAAATCGTGTACCGCTCTGTTGCTTTGTAGCGCATTGAGTCAGTCTCAAAGTCGCCTTCCATAGTCTTTTCAAGACCACGGCGCATCATCAACTTCAGGCCTTCTGGCGCGTCAGTCTGCACCCACCAGTTGGTGGCTGAAGTCAAACGGCTCAGTACCGAAGCGCCCTCAGGCATCAGACCAATCGACTTGACTGGGTTGATGTCGTTGTTGGCGGTGCCGGTACGAAGCACAGACTTCAACAGAACTTCGGCTTGGAACACGTTACCTGGGGCAACGATCAACTTGAACGGCTGAAGACGAATCTTCTTACCGTTGTTGTCCACGGCCTGGCGCACTTGAATGAGCATCTGCTCAAGCGAGGTTTGCGACAAGTTGGCTGCAGTAGCCAATTGGTTGCTGAACACGCCGTTTACGATTGGGTGCGAGGTGTTGGTGAGTGAGACGCCATCGCCGCCGACGTAGCTGCTATTGAACGCACGGTTCAATACGTTAGCTGCGAGCAGTTCTTTAGTTTCAATCAACGACTGCGCCAAGTGCTTGGCGTAGACCTGACCGATACGGATGTGATCGCCGTCCTCAACCAACACTTAGGTCAACGCGAAGGATAAGCCATAGACGTTGTACACATAGCGCTGGAGGAACAGCACGCCGCCCTGCTGATACGAGACGGGGCTGCCGTCAGGTAACTGAGGAGCCGCGCCGAAGCCGTACAAGACGGGCTCTTCGTGGTAGTTGCGTGGGATGCCCATTTGCTCGCGGAACACTGTGCTCCACTCATCGGCACGTTGGTCATAGATGCCATCGAAGCACTCGTTGAGGATTGGCTCAACGATACTTCGAAAGTCGGTACTGCGCATTGGAGCTGCCATATCAGTTCTCCTTAGATAGCGGCTTTAGCAGCCACAAATTGAGGGTTGCTGACCTGTACACGAACGATCACATAAGCGTCGCCCCAGTTGTTATCTGGGTAAGGTGCAATATCAACAATACGGAACTGACCAGTGCTTCCTGAACCAACGAGCGATGCCGACAGAGTCATCTGTGACAGACCAGTTGTGTTAGAGCCGGCAGCAAAGTTGCTCAAGTTCGCTTCGTTACCGACCGAAGTTTGAGCCATAGTGCCGTCAGTCTGGATTTCGTACACGATCTGTTGATCGTTGTAGAAATAGGCGATGCAGCTACCTGCGATATACGCAGTGTTTGCAGGCCAGTAGTTAGATACACGACGACGGCCAGTTGTGTCAGTCCACTCGACGCCTGCGAAGGCACCAGAGACTAAACCGCTGTTGGTTGTGGTGTCGAGAACCGGCAAGATGACGCCAGCGTTAGGCGAATACTGAACAGCCTGACCTTTCAGGATGTTGCTAGCGTAGCCCGATGTAATACCATTAGCCAAGGCTTGTGCGCGTTCCAATCCAGTTGGGAAATACGCAGGTCGCAGGCCAAAAGGTGCGTTAGTTGCACTCATAGGATGCTCCTAAAAAACAGTTAAAGGGATAATGTTTTCGCTTTCTTCAAAGCTACAGGCAAAATCATCTAGAACATGATTTTTAGGACTAAATTTGGTGTGGATACCTGCTTTTTACAAAGCGGGTATCCATATGCAGCATATTTTAATACTAATTTTTTAAAAGTAAAGCAAGTTAACTAAAGTGTGGCAATTTCACGTTACTGTCATCTGGCAAGCCACCCTCAACGCTGCCCATTGCCTTGCCTGAGCGGTCGCGTTGGCTGACAAGCTGCTCCTGATCGATGCGGATCTTATCGGCCTCATCCATCGGTTGGAAGTGGTGATGCTCGAGCATGATGTCTTGGTAAATGTCCATCGGCATCTTGCAAAGCAGCATCTCGTTGCACATGATGTGGCCAGACTGATCGCCCTCTTTGACCTTGTACATGTCGTAGCCCGGCATCTCGTCTGCTCGCACAGGCGCGTAACCTAGCGAGAACCGGCGATGGATCGGGTCATACTGGCTGTTTGTCGCAAGCCAACAGAGGTGAAAGCCTGGGATCTCTGGGATATTTGGCAACACGGTTTGCTGAAACTCGTTACGCGCACGGCGACGCTCACGCACGATCGGAAAGTTCTCCTCAGGCGCTGCGCGTGATGCGTCTTGCTCGGTACGGTTGCTGCGGCTCTCGCCTGGGCTGCGTTTTAAACGGTTATCCATGATTAGTTCCTTCCTTTGTTTTCACGGTCATATTTTGCGTAGGATTTGATCATCTTTGCGCGTTGATCGGGGTTATCCCAAGCGCCCATGTCTTTGATGGCCTGCACGCGGTCAGCCGAAAGACGGAACTCGTTAGCGCGGCCGGTTGGTGCGGACTCGCGCCCTGAGCCTGTCACGCGGGGGCGCTGCGTTGCGGCGCGTTGCGGCGCAGCACCACTCATGCGATGCGGCAAGTACTTTGAGACACGTTCATCGAGCTCATCCCAGTAATCGGGCGAAGAGGGGTCATAACCCTCGTCGGTGAGCTTTTTGTCCAAGCGCTGCGCGATTTCCGAGTCCATGTCCTTGGCCTGTGGGTCATACCACGGGTTGCGCTCCATCCAATCCGCGGCGTTACGCTGAACAGCCGGGTCTGGCACGTTCATTGTGGGCTTGGGTGGCTGCGACATCTGCCGGGTTGCCTGATCTTTGATAGATTTAAGCGACTCGACCTTGCGTTGCGACTCGTACATTAGCTCTTGAGCCTTGACGACTGCGTCACCGTCCTGATTGGCGACGGCCTCACGCATTTTCATCTTTGCGTACTCAATCTGGACTTCGGTATCGTCAATCGCCTTGTCAACACGGGCTAATTCAGCCCCAGAGGTGCGTTTCTCAAGGTGCGCGAGGCGCTCCGAGAGTTGCTGGTTTTGTGTGCGCAAATTGTTGATAAGGTGACTAGATTCTTTAGTCTTTTCGCGATGAATTTGCTTTTTTAACCGTCTTTCTTCGCGTCGAGCGGCGCGAATTTGCTCCCGATCGGGGTCAGAATCAAGCCCGTCGTTGGTTTCAACCTCGCCACCCTCGGCAAGTTCGGGTTTTTCTTCGGCCTCGGGCGCTTCGCCGTCCTCCAGGTGCACAACGGCCGAGCCATCCTGCTCTTCGGCGACTTGCATCTCTGCTTTATCAGTGGGTGTCATACAAATTGCCTCATTGTTAAGACTTGGTCAGGGTCAACCTTCGCCCATAACTCAAAATCGTTCAGGATTTGCAGTGAAACTTGGTCTTCTGCGTCGTTTGGGTTGGGCACTGTGAACCGATCGCCTGACCAACGGGGTACGCGCACGTAGTCGCCGACCTGGCACCAGATGCCTTCGCCCCATTCAGATAAAGTGTCACGGTTTTTGAATGCGATTGGACCAAGCGCTAAGACCTTGCCAATCATTGACTGCGCACGCTCAGTTTCGCGTGTTTCTTCTACTAGGATGATGCCGCCTTTACTGGCTTTTTTGACGCTTTTGAGTTGTAACAACACTCGGGCACCTAGTGGTGTGATGCCATGTACGCACTGCGGGAACGCCTCATCGAGGGTTTCAAAGTCCTTCATACCTACTCCTTAAAGCGCCATTCGGCACTTGGTTAAAAGCGCCATTCGGCGCGGTTATCCTCGTCTTTCCGAGGTGTCACTGTCGTTCCTTGCCTGAGATACACAGCTCTCATTGTTCTGTTCAGATTTCGCCCGCAAGCCGCTACATTGTCATTTACGATGGACAATCCCGTGTTGGTAAATTACTCGCTGCACTGCCCCTGTGATCAGCAGGCGCTTAGATGGCGGGTGCTGTAGCCACCGACATTAGAATATCGGTTAAGGTTTTTTAGCAATCCAACAGCATCTGCTTTCACATACCAACACGGCTAGGGACTGCCTTTTGTACATCAAACCGTGGCTGGCCTTGTCACAGCCCTTTGGACTCAGTCTGATGCTGCTCGTCAGCCAGCAACCCCTATGCGTGTTGACCCTCGTCTATTCCGAAGCGTCAGCCCTAAAGCTAGGCGTTTGAGGTAACGACCCTTACCAGTAGACACCCCCGCTTGCTAAAGGCGTTTACAAATCCTCGTCCTCATCATTCAAGATACTGTCAAGTATGTCCAGGGCTTCACCAAGCCCTTGATACGTGCCAACCATCCGGTGGTAAGACTCAATGTTGATCGCGTAGCCGTCAGCAAGGGAGAGCGCTAGCTCTAAGCGCCGCTCCTTTATCTTGCCGATTAGCTCGCTGACTGGGTTAACGACCACGGCCGGCGGCTTTACGCGCAGGAACACCGATGATTATCTTCAAGCCCATGCCGTTCTTAGGCACAACGCCACCCTTTTTGAAGGTTGCGATCTTCTCGCCAGTCGCCTTGACGGGTTGCAATGCGCCACCCTTGGCCGGTAAGTTAGCTGCCTTGCTCTCGGCCATCACTGCGCCGCCCTTGGCATACTTTTGGATCACTGATTTGCCGCCTGCCAAGGGCACGGACTCGCCCATTGCCATACGTTTGTGCTGCGAAATTGCGTCAGACATGATTAAACTCCTTGCGGTGGTACTTCTTGAGGTTGAGATTGTTGTGCTGCTTGCTGTGCTGCAATTTGTTGCTGCTGTTGCGCTTGAAGTTGTTGACGTTGCTGCTCATGTTGCTGCTCAAGCGTCAGCAAGTTGATGTCGTGGGTGAGCTCGGCCGCCTTGATTTGCTCGTCAGCGACGTTCTTTTCCTGCTTGGCCTTGACGTCCGCAGCCAGCTTGGCCTGGTCAAGTTGAATTTTGGCTTGATCGGCTTGCGTTTTACGGTTCGTTTCAGCCATCTGAGTCTGAACCAAGGCTTGCACGCTTGGGTCAGTCGGTGCCTGCTGCGACTTGAGTTGTTGAAGGGTCTGGATCATCTGCTGCATGACAGGCACTACGCCTGCAAACTGCTGCTGCGTGTCCTGGTGCACATGTTGCGAGCTCGCCGCAAGTAGCTGTTGGGCTTCCCGCATTATTGGCTGAACCTTCAGGATATCAAACGACTCGCCCAACGCGTCAGACGCATACTTGTCCATCGTGTTCAGGTACCAGAGCGTCAAGTGCTGCTTGAGATGCTCGAGCATTTGTGGGGTAAACACCGGCGCGATAATTGGGCTTGCCCCGTACATCGGGTCTTTGGCGTAGTCAAGGTGGACTTGCAGGTGGGCGAGGTGGTCTTGGTTCGGGAACGCACCGACAGGCTTGCCAAGTGTCATGGCGACGTTCTCAAGCGCCGGGTTCATTTCTTTTACGTCCTGCGGGTCAGGTAAAACCTCGTTGATGTCGGGCAGCTTGATCTGTTTAAGGATCCGCTTCTCAACAGCCAACCGGTTGTAGAGGTCAGGGTTAGCCTGGGCGCGTGCGGCCAGCGCTTGCACCTGGGCGTAGCGCTGCGACTCGGCAAAAATATGCGGGTCAGAGACCGGCACCACGTCCGAGTTCTTCTCAAAGTCTTTTGAGGTGACGCCAAGTTCGCGGCTCATCTCGTCTGGGTTGTCGTCCAGATACCAACGGTTCAAGCGCCCGATGATCTTGAGCACCCGCGCCTGGCTTGTGTGAAGCCGTGCATGGATGGCCGAGAATACGGCAGCGCCCTGCTCGATGAGCGCTTGCGTGGTGCCAACGGGGGCGTTGGAGGTGACGTTGGCGATCTTCTCTTCGGCGGTTGTGACCACGCCTTTAGCGGCGTCCGTCAACCAACCAAGCAACTGAAACAGCACGGCCGAGGGCTGATTGAACGGCATCGGCATGGCAATCTTGCGTACGTCGTCTACGCCTGGCGCACCTTCGATTTCCGTGACTTGGGTGGGCTCAACGACGATGCTTTGCCCCGAGACTTTGCCGCCCTTGAGCTTGAGCATCGTGGGGGCGTTGTTGATGTGCGCAGAGTCAAGTAAAGCACGCAAAGCACCAGTAAGAGCGGCAGATAGGCCGCCAATAAGATGAGGCAGACCGACAGCATAAGCACCTCGCCAAGGGATGAATTTAAACTCAACGATCCAGTCGAGCTTTGACATCAACTCGTCGCCGTCTTCCCAGTTGCGGTAAAGCCCCACGACCTCGGACGACAACTCATCAATCATCAAGATGTAAGGGGCACGCTCGCCCTTGCTCTTCTTGTCGTCCTCGAGTTCCATCCAAGTGTAGATGTGAAACACGCGGCGCACGCCGTCAATGTTATCGGCCTCGCTGTTGCGGCCTTCAATCTTGTTGTTGGCTTTTTCTGGCTTTGACTCTTCTGGCTCTTGCGAGGCGCGATAGATGTCCAAGTCAATGTAGAGCCCGCTCGAGACGCGAGCCTCAAAGTCGTCCTGGGTGATGTCGTTGACCTCGGTCACGCGACTTGCGGTGTAGAAGTTGGCCGCGGCAAATGGCAGGTACACGTTATCAATCGGCAAGAACTCAGCGCAGGGGCGGCGCTTAGACTCGTCGTACCAGATCTTCATGTACTGCGAGCCACCAAGCGGCAACTGGGTGAGCAACTGCTCCTCCTCGTCGCGGTACTCTTCGATCTTCTCGGTCAACTGGTAGTTCATGTAATCGCGCTTGCGCTCGGCGATCGCAGTCTTTTGCTCAGTCACCTCGCCCAGAATCTTTGAGCGCACTGGACCGTCAGGCGGGAAGAGCTCTTTGATGGCGCGGGCGGCGAAGTCTACGCAGCCCTCGGCCATGATGGGGTGCACGACCTTACTTGCCCCCATAAACGAGGCACCGCCTGGCGCGTCTTGGCCAAGCCCCGTGCGACGCAACCCTTCCTCATACTGCTTATCTCGCCCCTCGCGGGCTGACTTGTCTTTCTCAACGAGCTCAAGGTACTTGAGCGCTACACCTGTTAAGTCATACGAGTCAATGACATCAGCCAAGTTCTCGTAGAAGTCAGGCGAGTCATCAGGACCTAATAGATCATCGTCCTCTAGGCGCACGATCGCTGAGCCGTCGTCCTGCTCTTGAACGTCGGCCTGGTCAAACAGATCGACCTCGGCGGTGTTGGCAAACTCTTCTGATCCCTCTGATATCGGGGGCACAAAACGGCCATAGTCCTGCGGGATGGGCATCTGGGTTGCCATAATTATTTAGCCTTTGTTAGTTCGTGGCGCATTTGATCGAGGGATACTTCGCCGCCGTCTTTTTTACCCATTCGTGCCTGTCCTGTCATAACCATATCGCGGGCGGTTTCAATGCTTACGCCTAAACGCTTTGCTGTCATAGCAATTTGGTCAGCAATCATCTCGAGCTTAGGCGAACCGATTGGCGTGGTCACACCGGTTTGGCCAGAGAACGCCCCCCATGTTCGCGCCTGTGCGGGCACAGACTCAATACCTAGTTGGGCAGCAATCTTGTCGCGCCACCAAGGCGCGAGTTGGGCCATCTCGGGGTTGCTCACGCTACCGCCTGGCACAACCTCTTTGCCCTTGCTGGTCTTTGCACCTCGAGTGTCGGCCAAGCCAACAGCACGCGACCAGTGCGCGTCGCCAACAGGTGTCCGTGTCTGAAAGCCAGTCTCTGGCACGCCACTCGCCTCGATATACATCGGCACCTTTGGCGTGGTCATGGTGAAATCACCAGTGCTCAAGAACTTGTCCATTGGACCGGCCTGCGCCGTCCGATGATAGACGTGGCCTGGCACCCCGATGATATCTGAGGCCACACCCGCGGCCTCTCTTTTATCTTGGGCAATTCCTATGTCTTTCATAAACTCAGGCCACCTGCCCTGCTTTTGCAGGAAGTAGGCAGCCGAGCCACGCGGGATCTCGGTGGTAACCTCAGAGCCAGGCGAGGCCATGCCCATGAGGGTATTTTGTAATCGGTACTCGATCGCCGCTTTTTCTGGACCGAGCAACTCAACCATGCGCTTGTAGTACGGTGTCATGACATACCAAGGATCCATACCACGCACGAGCTCGGGATACTTCTCGGCCTCGGCGTTGACGTCCAAGATGCGCTGAACGTTCTTGTCTGACATGACCCTCTCTGCTGCCGTTGAGCCCTTAGGTTTGGCCGCAGCACCAGGCAGCGTGCCAGGCAAGTTACCGCGCAAGTCCTTGCCGATCTCATATAAATCGTCGCGGCTCACGCCAAAGACGCGTTTGAGGTTGGGGCTTTCGGGGGCGACCCGTGAGGCAGCCTCGGCGGCGATCTCGGATGGGTGGCTGTAAATACCAGGGAACGCCATGCGTTGCGGGTCAATGATTGACTTTGCTTGCATGCGCGTCGCAGCTTTTTCTGGAGATATTGCATATGACGCAGGCGCAACCATGCCGGGCATCTGTCCACGCTCATACAACTCAGCAGCCATCTGGGCGGTGTCTTTAGCAAATGGCGCAACTCGGCTCGCTGCGTACTGCCCAGCCTTAGGTATGCTATGCAGTTCGCCTGTCTTGCCGATCAGACCCATCATTGGGTCAAGCCCCATACTAGAGCCAATCAGATGTTCGGGAATAGATAAAATGCGCGTTAGCGCATTGGCGATGTGCCCAGGCTTTGTATTGCCTCGATCAATTTGCGCCTGCGCATACTGAGAGTCAGACATACCTTCAGGGGCAATGCCGCGGTCAAGCAGTCGCTGCTCAGCCGTTGGCTGTGCACGGATTAAGTGCCCACGATCATCTAATTGTGGCACGTCTGAACCGTAGCCCGTTACTTGGCCGCCCTCATCGAAGTGCATGCCGCCGTGGTTCATGCCGATGCTGTGCCGGTACTCGGCGAAGGGCGTCTGCGCTGTCTGAAAAACGGGGTGGCCGTCAAGGATACCGCCGTCGGCCATGCGCACAGCGCCGCCCCCGCGGTAGCTCGAGTCTTGCATAAGCGCGTAGCGCATAGCCTCGGGGTCTTGGATCGTGTAATCGAGTGGATTTGTCATAGATCACATCGCATAGGGATTCTCACGCCGGATCCGTCGATCCTCGTCATACTCGTCATCATAATGCACAACCGGGTCAATTTCAATGAAGTTCATGTCGCGCAGCACGCGCAGGGCTTGGCTAAGCGCGTCGCAGTAGTCGTCGTGCTTGGCGTTGGGGAAGGAGCAGACCTGGGTGACAAAGGGGTTGAGCCACTTGCGGGGCTTGCCTGGTCGATCCTCAGACTCGGGCAGGTAGACGCGCCCGCGCATGATGAGCGGGGCGACTAAGTTCAGGCGCATGGTCTTGTCGGCACGCCCTGGGTTGTAGGATCGCACGGGTAGGTTGGCGCGTTGCAGGTCTTGGATGAGCGAGATGCCCGCGGACTTGTCCTCGATTAGGATCAAGTCAACTTTCTTGCCGTTCCCGAACTCGTTCTCGTCACCATATATAGAGGTGGCCTCTTCGATGACCTTAGGGCGCAGGTCAGGGTAGAGCATGTGCTCCGACCAGGCGTCGATCACCATCGCGGACATGGCCTTGTCGGGCGACGGGCGAAAGATCCCGAGCACCACGCAGGCGGTCGGGTCGTTGGAGGTCTTGTCCGAGGTCGCGCAGTCGTACGACTGTACGACGTACTCGAACTGAGGCAGGGGCTTGGCGGCCGGCCAGAGCTTGAACCAGCTCTCGCTGACGATACCGCCCTCGAGCTCAGAGATCAGCTCGGCGTACAGCTCTTGGCGGCCGAGCGTGGTGCCGTCAAACTGCGCGAGCTCATCGATGAATGACTTGGCGAGGTTATCGGCGTTCTCGAAGGTCGAGCCCGTGGTCATGATCGTTGAGCTGTCCTCGTCTTCGGCCTCGTCCACCAACTGGCGAACCAAGTCGATGGGCTTGGGGGTCGTGGTCACGATTACCTTCGGGCTCTGGCCAAGCCGCAAGCCAAACTTCATCATCGACCACGCCTCGTCGGGGTACTGCCAGGCGGCCGCCTCGTCACACCAAACGATGTGATGCTGTGGACCACGTAGACGCGACGGCTCTTCGGCCGAGAACCCGCGGATGATAGAGCCGTTCTTGAGCGTGACCTCAAGCAATGATTTGTTGTATCCGGATATGATTGAAGGCGGAAGCACCGCCATCAAGCCAGACTCGCCCTCGAGGCAAACGGCGCGGACGTCGTTGGTCGTGGGGGCGATGATGCCGCAGCGGGTGTTGGGGTTTGTGGCCGCGTACCAACCGAGCGCCTGGGCACCGGTCTTTGTCTTACCCCAACCGCGGCCGGCCAAGATCAACCAGGTCGTCCACCAATCGCCGTCGGGCATGATCTGTTTGGGGCGTGCGGTATCAAACCAAGACTCACGCCAGTCGAGCATGACGAGCTCTTCAATGCTGAGCTCGACCAGCTCTTCAGCCATCTTTGAGCCGTCGGGCTGCAATCTTCTCAATTAGAGACACGCGCATCTCAACAGGGCCGCCCCCGTCGCCAACGTGTTCAGTGCGAGCCAACTTAGGGATGTGGTACTCGCTGACCTGCAGCACTAATTCAATGGCAACCTTCGGACCATGCTTAGGATCGACAGCGACCTGCTCAAGCCACTCCTGCATGCGGTGGGCATTCCCATCCACGAAGGCCGCGAAGGCCTCTCTGGCGAGCGTTGTGGCCTTATTAGGCACGCCCTTAGGACGACCGCCGCCTTCACGGACACCGCCCTTGGTTTTCTTAGGTTGTTTTTCAATTTCCATTTTCAAATTGTATCAAAATCACACTAAAAACAACATTTTTATCAAAACTAGGGAAAACACCTAGAAAATAATTGTAAATATTTAACACAATGTGTTTTTTCGTGTTACTATTTGTTTGTGGGCGAACCACACCAACCAGATAAACTGACCGGAGCAAGACGATGAACAAAGTAACCAAAGACTTGATGAAGATGTTCCCCGAGTTAGACGAGGGCAAGGCCTTTGACGTGCACATGCAGTTGATGTGTGACGGCGTTGACTTCTCAGAGGTCAGCAACAAAGAGCTTAAAGCTGAAGCCAAGCGCGTCATCTCATCACTGTTTGGAGAATAATCATGGCATGGGCAAAAAGCACAACAACTAAACATTCCTGCGGCGGCGTGGTCTTTGGCAAGAAGACAAAGGGCTGCCCACGCTGCGACGAGTTGCTTGCAGGTGCTACACCTGCCAAGTGGGGCTCAACGATCGCCCGCGAGCGTGAGGATGCTTTTCTGCGTGCCCTGAAGTCTCACAACTGCAAGTCGCATGGTTGCGCCGTGATTTGCGTAGCTTTTGATAATTAATCCCATAACGAACCAAAGGAAATGACATGACAAAAGCTCAATTATTTACCCGCTTAGTAAATTGCAAAGTTCAAGCCAAGAAACACTACGATGAGTACGTTTTGCGGAAACACATTTTTGATGAGCCTGTACAGGCTGCTGTTCAACTTCAAAAACATGATGACTTGCTTGCTGAAGCTGAAATTTGCAAACTTGTTTTGAAATCTGATTATTAAAAGGAGTTGATCAAATGATCAAGAAAATTGAGGTGTGGTTTGATAAATATAATAAATATTGGAATGTGTCTACCTACAATGAGGAAAATCATCAATACGATGAAAGCGAAACCTTTCACAGTAAGTCAGCGGCCGTGGCATACGCCAAGAGTCTGTTGCCAACGATTGTGATTGAGGCCCGTAAGTAAATAAATCAACCCTAAATTAAATCTAAGCTAACCCCCAGAAATGGGGGTTTTTTGTATACGTTTCGTTTGTAAAGCAAAACTATGTAGTATTCTGGTATTCATCTTTTTTCATGTAGTATTCAGACTTCGATTTACAATACTACATGGGGGCTTCAGACCCATGTAGTATCGTGTATTTCCCTTTAGGGATACCACATCCAAAATACCACATGGAAATAAAGAATTATTTAGTGAAAAGAGTGTCATGTGGTATCATGTGGTATTCAGCACATTCTCATACTTCGTGAGACTTTGTGAAAATTGTACGATGAGAATTAGCTCTTTTTATGATCTCTTCAGGAAACGGCAAATCAATCATCGAGATCAACTTTTGACGCGCCATGCCTTTAATAAAATCAAGCGCATTGCCCTTGCCCATAGGCAATAAATCAACCAATTCGTTCATTGTTCGGTACTCATGTGGCTGTAGAGAGGCTAACTCATTGACCACCAAATCCTCATATTTTGCCTTTTCTAAATGCTTCGCAGCCGCCTCGCCGCGCTTTTTGTCCTGCTCTTTCTGCTCTTTTAATGCTTTCTTGCCGCCCGTCTCAATCGCTACGGGGTGACCATGAATCAGAGTCTCTTCAACTTCGTTGCCCAACATGTCAAAAGTCTTAATCTTATTCACAACTGCTTCGAACTTGATGCCGTCAACTTTAGCGACAAAGCGATGCTTAGCGTCTTTGATCTCCATCCAGCGTGTGCCATCGTCCTCTTTGATCAGATAAATCACCTGATTTGCATCGGCCTCCCAGGCACCAGCCCCGCGGGCACTAAAATCAGCCACGTCGGCGCGTTTGAGCGCTTTGGCTATGTGACCCACAATACCCATCGGCACGCCCTGAAACCGCTGTTTAAGCACCGCTAGGGCACGCCCAACGACTGAGTTGTCGCTCTCGTTCTCTAAATCAATCGTTGAGCTGCTAGTGTCAAACACCGGCCACGGCACGGTCATGTGCACCTCGCCCGTCACGGGGCTTATGTTCTCGGTGAGCATTGCGAGGTAAGTCTCGGCGACCTTAACGATCTCAGCGACCGGCAGGCGCTTGGCGTCAACGATCTTAAAGTACTCATGCATCTCTTCCTGGCTTGCGCCCCCTAGATGCCCAGACTCGCGCATCGAGCGCAGGATGTTGATCACCTGGGCGCTGTCCTCTGTGATGTAGATGATCTTGCGCCTAAGTAAAGGCTTGAGCGGGTCATCGGGCTCGCACAGGTGCGCAATCCTGCACGCGAGGGGCACTAACTGCGTGGTCTTTCCGGCGGCCGCGGCACCCGCGATGAGAGTCAACCCCATACCGATGATGCCGTCTAAGATGTACTCGCGGGGCTTCATGTTCGTTAAGTCATAGTTAACGAATTGAGCTAAAGGGTGAACGTAATCTTCTTGCTTTTTAAGTAGGTTCTGAGCCGCCTGGGCACCAAGCGCGGTGTCGCCGGCCATGTCAAACTCAGGCTCGTAACGCGCAACTGATCGACTAATCTGTCTGATCTCAGAGGCCGGCAGCGGGGTCGAGCACCGGTTCTCGTTCGTGGCGTTTAATGCGGCTAGTATCTCTGGCTCGGTCATGCCTAAGCGCCTGAGAGACCCCGCGATTGCGGTAAGCCCTGCGTTGCGGTTGCCCTCGATGAGTGAGCTCTGCGCGTTGACGATGACCTTGCGCACAGAGAGCGCTGCGAGCCACGGCTCAGGAATGTGAAACGGTGCCACGCCCTCGAACGGATCGCTCGACGCTTCCCAGTCGTAGGTACGCCCGTTAATCGTTGAAGGGCTCGCCAAGAAGTATCGACCGTTTGAAAGCAGGTCGATGCCCTCGCGCAGTTTGCAGCTCTTAATACTGTCGCGATATACGCTGATGTAGTGCTGACCGCCGCCCGCAGTTAACTGGTACGCGCCGTCGGGTGCCGCGCCGTGCTCGCTAAGCCACGTCTCCCAAGACAGGTCGCCACCGTTGCGCGGGTCGATGTCAAACACGACGATGTTGCTGATGTGACCCGCGGCAATACCGATGTTGAAGTCTGGGTTTTGGGTCCACCATACTTTAATCTGTGCCGGGTCAGTCGTTGCGTCGTGCACGCCGTGCGCAGTTGCGGGGATTTTTTCATTGGGCACAACTGGCAACACGTGCCAGCCCCAAGAGGCGTAGCTGAGTGCCGCCTCTAATTTGCTTTGAACAGCCATGTCGCTGTGCCTCATTTTGTTATAGGTAATGCATGGTTCAAAAAGTCACGCAGCGCGATAGCTTCCTCCTCTGTCAAAGTCGCATCAAAAAATACTTTTTCGTCTACATTTTCAATTTTAAAAATCATCTCTGTAGCGTGTTCACTCAATTGATGAATGTCAAAATAAAACGCTGATTCTTCATTAAAAAAACTAAATGAAAATTTATTACGAATCATTGTTTTCATTTGACCGCCTCCTTGGCTTGTTCGAAATAACTATTTAAAGCGGCCAACACGTTATAGGTCGGGTTAGCGTCAGGTTTGTTGCGAATGTCTCGAATGGTGTTGTAGCTTAGCCCAGTTTGAGCGGCCACATAGGGAATACTTCTGTCTTGCAACTTCTTGCGGATTTCATCTAAAGTCAACATATTGCACCTCAATTAAATAATACAGTTGACAATATACTTTTATTTGTGGAATAATTCAACCAATCGCCCAACAGATTGTCTGATCGGCGGGATAACAACATAGGAGAGCCATCTTGGCTATCAACTTAAAATCGACGTCCGATTTATCGGGCAACGGCGTCAAGGCGCTGGTCTACGGGCAGGCGGGGGCGGGTAAGACTACGCTCGCGGCCACCATGCCTAACCCTGTCATTCTTTCGGCAGAGGGCGGGCTGTTGTCAATTAAAGATGCAAACCTGCCGTTCTTGGAGATCAGCACGATGGCTGACCTTTGGGAGGCCTACGAGTGGTTAAACGAGGGAGCGGGCAAAGAGTTTGACTCGGTGGTGTTGGACTCAATCAGTGAGATTGCCGAGGTGGTGCTTAACACTGAAAAGAAAAGCAGCAAGGATCCGCGTGCTGCTTACGGGGCGATGGCCGAGCAGATGGCCGATATCATCCGCGCCTTTCGCGACTTGTCAGGCCGCCACGTTCTCATGACCGCTAAGGTCGAGAAGACGGCCGATGAGATGGGGAGGATCCTGTACGCACCAAGCATGCCAGGCAAGCAAACGGGGCAATCCCTGCCTTACTACTTTGACTTGGTTCTTGCCCTGCGCGTTGAAAAGGACGCCGACGGCGTGAGTCAAAGGGCTCTGTTATGCGACTCAGACGGGCTTTGGTTGGCCAAGGATCGTTCAGGAAAACTCGACGCTTGGGAGCCCGCTGACTTTGGCGCGATTATTGAAAAGATGGGGGGTGGGGTATGAGCGATGAACGACCAATTGTTTTTCCAACAAAGATTGCAATGCGCGACTATTTAGCCGCTAAGGTGTTACCCGCAATCTACACAGAATCTGCAGAGAATGAAGACAGCTACGCAAGCGCTGTTGAAATTGCTGAGCAGGCTTACCGAATTGCCGATGCAATGCTAAAAGTAAGGGAACAAAAATGAGCCTATATCAAGCATGGCTAAACGCCAAACAAGCAGAAGAGACGGCCATAAAGGTTCGTCGCGACCTTGAGGACCAGATGGTCAAGGAATTCAACGTTGCCCCCACAATGGAAGGCACAAAGAACTTCCCGACACCTGATGGGTTCTTGGTCAAGATCGTTGGGCGCATGACTCGCAAGGTCAACGCCGAGCGCCTGCAGGAACTAGCCGCCGAGCATGGGCTTAGCGATCACTTGGCTAGTCTTTTCAAGTGGACACCCACGATCGTAAGTGATCAATGGGAGTCTGCAGACCCGAGCATCACCGAGCCCCTGCTCGATGCGATCACCACCACGGCCGGTCGCCCAACATTCAAAATCATTGTTAAGGAATAAATATCATGGAAAACCAACATCGAAAAATAGAAGGCTATCGAGAACTGAACGAGGAGGAGATTGCATTGATGAACATGATTAAAAGTACTGGCAAAGCAATCCAAGTAATCATTTCACAATTGCAAGACACAAAGGATATTGACCAACGGTGGGTCAGTATTGGTCAAACCGAATTGCAAAAAGGTTTGATGGCATTGACCCGCGCTGTTGCAAGACCCACCACTTTTTAATTTTAAGGAATAAATATCATGGCACAACTAAATCAACCCTTCGTCGAATCAGAATTACCAAAGAGCGAGCGCAACTTCGAGCCTTTGCCGGCCGGCTGGTACACCGCGACCATTGGCGGCGCTGAAGTGAAGGCTACCAAGGCAGGTACAGGCGAGTACATCGCTATTCGTTACGACATCACAGGACCAAGCCACCAGGGGCGTGTCGTCTTTGGCAACCTGAACATCAAGAACGCCAACCCAACGGCCGAGGCGATCGGTTACCAACAGATGGGCGAGTTAATGCGCGCGATCGGTTTGGCACGCATAGACGACACCGACCAGTTTATTGGCGGCCAGTTACAGGTAAAGTTGGATGTTCGCAAGAGCGAGCAGTACGGCGATAGTAATGACGTGAAGGGGTTTAAGTCGCTTTCGGGGGGTGCGATGCCGATGGCTGCGGCTGCGGCACCTAAAGCGGCGGCGAAAGCCACACCGCCTTGGGTCAAGAAGTAAAACCATCAACACAAGGGTGTGAGTTGAACTCACATCCCTTAACACAAAGGATTGCCATGACTTACACACAAGACCTAATTGATGCCGGACGCGCCGCGCGCGCTTTTAGAAACTCCGACCGGTCAATTGATAAAGAGAACGAGGAATGCCATCAACAGGCTATACAAAAGATTGACGAAGTGGTTGTGAAAATGAAAACCAAAAACCCTAATGATTTTTGGGTAGATGGCTCGCCCGAGTACCGCAAACTGACTGATGTGTGGGCAGCAGAACGCTTGGCGCGTTTTGTTAACAGTTCTAGAACTCACACATCAACCTGAACAGGGAGGGGCGCGAGCCCCTTTTTTTTATGAAACTTCCAGAACTAAACCGCACGGTAGCCGCAATCGACGCCCATCATGAATCAATTCAAGAGCCACCCCGCCCGCATATGGGGTGTAGTACTTTGGGGCATCCTTGCGACCGGTGGCTTTGGCTTTCTTTTCATTGGGCGGTGGTCGAGCCCTTTAAAGGCAGAATCCTGCGCTTGTTTCGCCGCGGGCAGAACGAAGAGGCAACCGTCGTGGCTGACTTACGCGCCATCGGCATGGACGTGCAAAAGACGGGTGCTAACCAGTCACGCGTTGACTTTGGCTGTCACGTTAGCGGCAGCGTTGACGGCGTCATCATGTCAGGCATGATTGAATCAACCAAGCTTCATGTGCTTGAGATCAAGACCCACGGGCTAAAGTCATTCACTGATCTTGAAAAGAACGGCGTTGAGAAATCTAAGTTTACGCACTACGTTCAGATGCAACTTTACATGATGGGGCTAAAACTAGAGCGAGCGTTGTACTTCTCGGTATGCAAAGATGACGATCGTATCTACACCGAGCGAGTACAGTTTGACAAGGCCGTGGCCACTAAGGCGCTCGAGCGTGGCCATCGCTTGGTCAAAGACGCCAGGCTGCCGCCCCCTATCAGTACAGATCCCACTTGGTACGAGTGCCGGTTTTGCGCGGCGCATGATTTTTGCCATAAAAGTAAGATGACCAAAGAGGTCAACTGCCGCACCTGCGCACATTCGACGGCCAAAGAAGACGGCACATGGCTCTGCGAAAGATACGAGCACACGCTAAGCGTTGATGAACAACGCACTGGTTGTGTTGCCCATGTCATTCACCCAGATTTGGTGCCTTGGAAGTACACCGCGAGTGAGTACGGCGTGATATGGCACACCCCGCATGGTGACATTGAGAATAGCCAGGTTGGATATCACTCGGGCGAGATTGTGGCCAATGTTGAGGCGTGCGTAAGCGACGATGCCTTTGTTGATGACCTGCGGTCAACAATGGGCGCACGGATAATCAAATAATGGAGAAGCTACATGAGTTGGCTCTTTTCGCAGGCGTTGGTGGAGGAATCCTCGGTGGACACCTCCTTGGATGGCGAACCGTGTGCGCAGTCGAGTGGGAGCCCTACCCCGCAAGCGTACTTGTCGCACGGCAAAACGACGGGATTTTCCCGCCTTTCCCGATTTGGGATGACTGTAGAACCTTTGACGGACGCCCGTGGAGAGGCATTGTTGACGTCATATCTGGCGGGTTTCCATGCCAAGACATCTCAGTCGCAGGAAACGGAGCAGGCCTTGACGGAGAACGCTCAAGCATGTGGCGAGAGATGGCACGGATTATTGGCGAGGTTCGACCACGATATGCGTTTGTGGAGAACAGTCCAATGCTCGTTACTCGAGGACTTGAACGAGTCCTTGCAGACCTTACCTCAATGGGGTATGACAGTCGGTGGGGAGTTGTATCTGCGGCCGACGTTGGTGCACCACATAAAAGAGAAAGAATCTGGATTATGGCCTACGCCAACAGCATCGACAAACGGACCAGGCATGAACCTGAACAATCCGAGGGGAATTCAGCAGGGCAATGCGCTAGCGACGGCGGTCAACTGGTCAGCGATCGGAAGATGGCCGACACCATCAACGAGGGATCACAAGGGGGGTTACATAGGGGGCAGGATTCGCAACGGGAAAGTGAGTTGGGATACATTGGACGTCGCAGTTCAACACACGGACAATCAAAGCAAGGATGGTGGTCAATTGAACCCGACGTGGGTCGAGTGGTTGATCGGATGGCCGCTCGGGTGGACAGACTTAAAGCGATTGGAAATGGACAAGTTCCTGCAGTGGCAGCAACAGCATGGAGACTCTTAAAATGAGCACCCTACGCCCGTATCAGCAACGCGCCCTAGATCAACTCTACGCATGGTTTGAGCAGAACAAGGAAGGCAACCCGTGCATTGTTGCACCTACCGGCTCTGGCAAGAGCCACATGATCGCGGCTTTTTGCAAGAACGCCTTGCAAGACTTCCCTGAGACGAAGGTCTTAATGCTCACCCACGTCAAGGAGTTGATCCAACAAAACGCCAACAAGATGCGCGAGCACTGGCCTGATGCACCCTTGGGGATCTTCAGCGCCAGCATAGGCAAAAAGGATCTTGGCAAAGAGATTACGTTCGCGGGTATTCAGTCTATTCGCAAGCGTGCGGAGCAGCTCGGTCACATCGACATCATTATTATTGATGAGTGTCACCTGGTGAGCCACAACGACGAGGGCAGTTATCGCAAACTGATTACTGACCTGACCGTCATCAACCCGCACCTGCGCGTGATTGGCTTGACCGCGACCCCTTTCAGGTTAGGCCACGGCCTGATCACCGACAAGCCTGCCATCTTTGACGCGCTTATAGAGCCTGTGAGCATCGAGGAGCTAGTTGAGGGTGGTTATCTATCAACGCTACGCTCAACGCGCACAGCGCTGCGCCTAGACACCTCTGGGGTGCACAAGAGAGGCGGCGAGTTTATCGAGTCCGAGTTGCAAGCGGCGATCGACACAGAAAAGAACAACCGCGAGGTGGTTGAAGAGGTTCTTAAGCGTGCAGGCGATCGTAAAGCATGGCTATTTTTCTGCGCAGGTGTTGACCACGCGCATCATATCTCACACCTGCTCAACGAGCATGGGATAACGAGCGAGTGCGTGACAGGCAAAACGCACAAAAAAGACCGTGAGAAGATTCTCGATGACTTTAAGGCCGGCAAGATTCAAGCAATCACCAACGCCAATGTGCTGACCACTGGCTTTGATCATCCTGACATTGACCTGCTCGTAATGTTGCGTCCAACCATGAGCGCGAGTTTGTACGTTCAGATGGCTGGCCGCGGGATGCGCCCAAAGAGCCACACCGATCACTGCCTGGTGCTCGACTTTGCCGGGGTGGTTGCTCAGCACGGTCCAGTCACCAACGTGCAGCCAAGCAAAAAGAAAGGCGAGGGCGAGGGTGACCCACCAACCAAGGTCTGCAGCGAGTGCCATGAGATCTGCCATATCTCGGTGAAGGTTTGCCCTAACTGTGGCTTTCAGTTCCCTGCCCCGCCAGAGCGCAAGTTTACTTTGCACAACGACGACATCATGGGGATCAAACCTAACGGTGAGCTCGCTGTCTTGACTTGGGTCTGGCGCAAGCAGATCAGTCGCACGTCAGGCAAATCAATGCTTTCTGTGACGTATTACGGTAGCTTGAGCGATAAGCCGGTCACCGAGTACTTGACGATTGGCTACATGGGCTATGCGGGCGAAAAAGCTATGCGCACGCTCTACACCTTGGCTCAGGCCTCGGGGGCGTCTCTTGCGGGCATCGAAAGTATGAGCCAAGATGAGGGGTTGTTTTTTATTGCAGACCGGATGAACAAAGCGCGGCCGCCGTCATTGATTACATTTAAACTCGATGGTAAGTTTTATCAAATCTTAACGAGGAGCTGGAAACGTGCGCCACAAGAAACCGATATTTTTGCTTGAGATCGAAAAGTTAAAAGAACCAAAGTGCTGCCACACTTGTCATCACTATAGCCGCGTCGGTGTATGTGAGATTTACAAGACAGAACCGCCCGAGGAGTTTGCGGCCACCGTTGACGCGTGCGACAAGTGGGAGTTTGAATGCCCATTTTAAAAAAAACTGCCGTGCCCTCTGAGCACGTCGAACAATCCACGCTTGTGCAATGGTTCAGGCGCAGCTACCCCAACGTCTTAATTTTTGCGGTGCCCAATGGTGGCGCTCGCAGCAAGGCCACGGCCGGCAAGTTAAAGGTCGAGGGTGTGGTGCCTGGTATCCCCGACTTGTTTGTGCCAGAGTGGAAGTTGTGGGTTGAGATGAAGCGAACTAAGGGCGGCGCGGTAAGCGACGAACAGTTTGGCATGATCGATTATTTACAAAGTGTGGGATACCATGTTATTGTGGGCAAAGGTGCTGAACACGCCAAGGCACAAATACTGGAGTTTTTAAATGAAGAAAGAACTTAAAGAGAAATTCGTTACTGTGCGCCTGCCAGAGTCGATTCTGGCTCAGTTGCAGGCGGCCTGTGAACTAGAAACACGCACAATGAGCGCACAGATCCTGTACTACATTAAAAAAGGTTTAGTTATAAAGAAGTGATTCTTTATTACAACAAAGTATAAACATTGTGTGTTTTTGTTGTTAATCGTGTTAATATTTGTCTCAGCAGTAAGCAGTAAAAAACGCATTAACCAAACCTTCAACCTGATTCACAGACCGGAGCTACACCATGAACGCAATTACTACCACCGAGAATTTGGCACTGACCCTTGCAAGCGACATCGACGCACTCTATGTGCTCGACCAGCAAGCTAAGGCCTTGGCCGAGCAAGTCAAACAAATGAAAGGCGACATCGCCAACAAGTACGGCGAAGGCAAACACGCAGGCGAGCTGCACAGCGTTGAAGTCAAACTCGTGCCCGTAACCGGCTCAGTTGACTACGCCGCGGTGTGCGAGAAGTACGGCATCAGCGACGCAGTCTTGGATACCTTCCGCAAAGAAGGCCGTGCCGACATCCGCGTAAGCCCAAAGAAATAAACCAACCGCCCCCTTCGGGGGGCTAGGACAGATCATGAAACTTTGTATTGACTGCAAACACTTTGACAACACCAAGCTAGGGCTAGAGTGCAAACGCCCATTAGGCTTGTCACCTGTAACAGGCTTGCCTAAATTCCGCAAAACATCAGCCGAAACTGAGCGTGGCCTTGAGCACACTGGCTGCGGAACTGGAGCCAAATACTTTGAAATTAAAGACGAAGACTACGACCTAGTAGACCCACCGACTTCTTTAGACGCCATCAAGTACAAAAAGAACCACGATTGCGTACGCAGCGGCTGCACCGTTTGCGTTGCCTTTGAACATTAAAACAAACGCCCCTGCGGGGGCTAGGAGATCGACATGGCATTACAAGAATGGAGTATGACCCTTCTCTCAGTTGTCTTGGAGCTCTTGCGAGACGCTGACCCGAAGTCCGAGGCGGCAATCAAGGCACGCCAGTTGTTGGCCACCAAGATCACTAGTAACTAAGGATCCGACATGAAAACAGTAAATGAGCAAGGCTTAAAAGAAATCCGCATGCACCTGTCTGATCTGCATAAGCAAAAGAGTTTTACAGATGCGGAAGTGTTAGCAGTCGCAGCCCAAGTTGAAGAGTCATTGAATTTTGGCAACGGCGAGGCAATGTTTGTGGTTGCGGCAAAGGATTCTTGGATTGGCAAGGATGAGGTTTGCCACATCGACGACGAGGGTTACGACGTTGAGTATTTTGATACCCCTGTGCCTATTTTTGGTCGCAAGTACCACCATGACACGAATGACTGTGAGCGCTACGCCTGCAGGATTTGTGCGTAGATTTTTAACATAAACCAATTACCCCCCTCGGGGGGCTAGGAGATTACATGCGTAACTGGCGCTTTATCCTCAAAGAGGCCTGCGGGTTCCTGGGCTTTGTTGTCATAATGATTTTTTTGATCTGGACAAACTGATCATGAAAAAACCAAAGGACGTCCAAAAGATTGATAAGTTTGACCGCCCGCCCTACAAGGGGCTCACCCTCGCCCAGGTTGCCATGCGGCCAGACTCATTAAAGGTTCTCGACCAACCCTCGCGGGTTGCGAGCTCGCTCGTCTACCCCGACGGGAGGCGCGTATGGGACAAATAGATTTAATGGTTGTGGTGGGTTTTGTAGCGCTAATCGTGCTATGCCTAGCTTGGGTATGGGTTACCCGTTACAAGCCGCCTGTAGACCCGTTTAAGCACGCCTGTCGGTGCTTGCACCCAGTCAAGTGCGACACGTTTGATAGGTGTATGAAAAATGAACATCATTGAGTCACAAAAAAAGATACTTGAGTTTTGCGCTATACCGCGCACTTTGAATGAAATTGTTGAAATGCTAGATTTAAGCAAGAGAATGACTGGCGCAATACTTAAAAACTTAACTCTATCTAAACAGTTGATCAAGCATGGCAGTCTTAAAAACCGTTCAGTTACTTTTACAAAGCCATCTTTTATTTTTATTAAGCCAGTTGAAGTGCCACGCACAGAGACAAATAACTTTTATGCCCACAACCCCTTTGGATTGAAACCATGAACCCATTGAGCCCTAACAAAATATTGCGCAACCTGGAGAACGGGTTTTTTATGACTCACGGAGAACAAGAGGAGGCCGCGACACTTATTCGAGATTTACAAAAATCCAATGAGGCGCTGCACACCAACATCCACGAGTACGCCGCTGACATCGTGCGACTTCGAGCACGGGGTCGTGCCGCTCTGGCCGCGTTGCAATCTGGCACCGAGTTTGATGTTAAGGCCGCTATTGAAATTTTGAGGGGATTTTGAATGAAAGAGCAACGCGAGAATCAAACAATGGTTGATCAACTTGAGAGCCATATCAAATACCAAGATATGCAAATCAAGTCGTTGATGAAAACGTGTTCTAACTATTCAGACGAGATCCTAAGGCTGCGCCAGGCGATAACGCTTGAACTGGGTCGCAAGGCCGTTGAGATACTTGGGGGTGAGAGATGACTTTAGAACATGATTTATTACAACTTGCCCGTGATGCAATGCGTTCGTTAATGAATGGCCGAGAGTTTGCTGTAGGTCAAACTGGGCACTATCTAAACATTATTTCAAGAATAGAAGCAGAGTTAAGCAGGCCTGAAAAAACACAACAATGGGGCAACCCAAAGTACCTGATTGAAGAGGCGGTGTTAGCCGAGCGTGAGGCTTGTGCAGCGCTGTGCCTTGAGACAATCCATTATGGTCAGGTTCAAAATAACAAGTCAACTGTCGGCGGTAACAAGTATGTGCGGGATAAAACAGCACAAGAGTGTGCCTATTTAATCAGAGCAAGGGATGAACCTAGCCCTGCGTTTAAAAATTACATTGACGATAACTGGGCGGGGATTGTATGAAACAAGTTGATTTAATTATTGATGCGCTTTTATCTGCAGAGCACCCTATTAAAGGTGTTGTTTACCCAGCAGGTTATTTCATGCACATAGCACAAGCCTTGGCTGCAGCCCGTGAGTTTAAGTCTGTCATGGAGCAGGCAAAAGAATCGTTGGACTTAGCGCAATCGTTACTTGAAGGGAGCAAACATCATCAACAGATTTTATATGCCTATCTGGCGTTGCAACATACATTAAGTGGGGTGGATTTGTGAAAGGTTGCACAAGATGGTACCCCCGAGATATTCACCCAGTGCGTAACGGTGTTTACGAATGCTACTGCATAGTGCTAGGAAGTTTTATAGCAACAACCAAGTTGCAATGGGATGGCATAGGTTTTATTTCTAACATGCCATTAGGAGTAATAAAGTGGCGTGGCCTGACCCGCAAAGAATATCTCAAACAAACAAAGGTGACGAAATGAGCGAATTAAATAAATATTTAGGTGACGGAGTGTACGCGAGCTTTGACGGTTATCACGTTTGGCTGGCCGTCAACGATCACGAAAATCGTGTGGTGGCGTTAGAGCCAGATGTGGTTGATGCGTTGTTTCACTACGTTGATTGGCTTAAAGCAGAGGCTGAAAATGAATAAGCATAAACACGCAGACCTCATACACGCTTGGGCTGATGGGGCGAAGATTCAACATCATCATCAGTTTGAAGACCGTTGGGATGATGTTGATAGCCCACGTTGGTTAGACGATCACAACTACCGCATCAAGCCTGAGCCAATACCAGACATCGTTAAGGTTTTTTATTTAGAGTCAAACAGTTTGGTAGGGTTGAGATTCTCAGAATCGTTTGTAAACATTGATACAAAAGGAAAAAATCGTATCAGATGCGCATTTGATGGGGTAACAGGCCAATTAAAGTCAGCGGAGGTATTGTGATATTACCTACCAACAAACTGCGCCTTGTTGAGCGCGAGATTATTGTGCCTATAGGTCAATATATTCAAGGAAATGCATATTTTGCACGGCGCGAAAAAGTAAAAATACTTCAGCAATTTTGGGATTATGAAGATAACGGATGGCTGCAGCCCGATGGGGAATGGCGTGACGTACCACTGGAGGTGGAAAAGTGAACAAAAAAATTAAACAATTAGCTGAATGGGCAGGGCTAACCAACACGCTAGGATGTTTCTGGCAATGTGGCGATCATTCACTTGAGCTTTTTGCAGAGCTAGTAGCTAATGAATGCGCTCAACTTGCAAAAAATAAATCTATGGCGATTGTTGGTAAGGCAGAACAGTTTGCCGCCGATGAGTATGAAATGGACTGTGCAAAATCAGTTGCCTGGCAAGTTGGAGTTTTAGCAAAAGACATTGAAAATATTTTTAAGGGTGAAAAATGAATGAGCAAATGAAAACAGAGCTATCTCAAGATTTGAACAAAATGCTCATGGAGATGTATGACAAAGGCTTCAAGGATTGCGAAGCAGCAGCTATGCAAGCAATTGAAGCAGGAATCAGACAGGCAATTTTTTCAGAGCGTGAGGCTTGTGCTCGGGTATGTGAAAGTAGATATAACGCTCCTGATTTTAATGAAGCAAATGTTCATTGTGCCGATGCAATTAGAGCAAGGGGCAATAATGGACAAGATTGATTTAATTATTGCGGCTCTTAGAAAAGTTGAGTTTTTATTTGAAGCACACGGACAGTATCCGCATACTTTAAGGGAAGTAAACGAAGCCCTTGCAGCTGCTAATGAATTACGGAAATTAAAACCTGTGGCGTGGTCTAACCCGCAAAGAATATCTCAAACGAACAAAGGTGACAAAATGAGCAAGCACACAGCAGCACCGTGGACTGCCACAGCATCAACACCTGAAGATGGTTTTGAATGTTTTTTTATTTATGCGGGTGAGGGATATTCTCAGCGTCAAGTTGCCACGGTTGATGGGCCGCAAAACGAAAAAGGTGAAGCTAACGCCAAACTAATTGCCGCTGCGCCTGAGTTGCTTGAGGCGTTGAAATGTTTAACTGATCAAATATTTGACCAAGAAATAATGATTTCTTGGGATGACAAACAAAAAGCATTGGCAGCAATCGCTAAGGCAGAGGTGGAAAAATGAGCCTACTGCCATGTCCCGTCTGCAATAGCCCCGTCAAAATAGATTCAACGGCAGCATCTGAAATGTATGGTCACGCATGGCAAACGCTGTACGTGACTTGCACTCAAACAAATGATGAGCATTGTGCAATGAGTTTAAACCTTGAAGCAGACTTTGATTACATTGAAGATGCTTCTGATGCGTTGACAGAATGTTGGAACATCTTAGCAAGGAATAAAAAATGAACCTAGCCATTTTGATTTTGTTTTCTGTCTTAATGATTGGACTACTTGGTCTTACTGTTTATGCGGTTATTGATTTTTTAAGGAATAACAAGGAATAACAAGGAATAACAATGAATAATCGTGAACTATTACAGCAAGCGTATGACCAAATCTACACAACTATCGTTGCATGGGACGAAAATGGCGGAAAGCGTAGCCGCAGGGAATTGACTAGACGAATCGTGGCACTTTTAAATCGTGAACACATAACAGACGGTATTCCTTGCTGGTGCGACTCCATTAAGGAGTTAGCAAAGCCTGAGCAAGAGCCTACAGCGTGTGGCTACGATGAAACAGTCGGAATGTGTACAAACAATCCATGTTGCGAACAAGAGCCTGTATCGCACCTTTGGGAGTGTATTGGTCGTTGGTCTGCCTACCTTGCTAGTAACCGTGAGAAAGCTAACCTAGCCCCGCCAACGTGGCTTGTCGATGCGGTCAAGGCGGCTACTGCACGGCCAACCAGGCCGTGGGTCGGGCTGACCGATGAAGAAATTCTTGATTTGTGGGTTGCTAACCATAAAGATACTGGCGCAACAGATGCTTTTGCCCATGCCATTGAAGCCCGTTTAAAGGAACTCAACACATGAACCATAAATTATTACAACAAGCGTTGGACGCGTTAAATGGCGGCTTGTACAGAAGTGATTCAATAGTTAAAGCTATCGAAGCACTTGAAGTTGAGTTGGCCAAGCCTGAGCCAGTAGGCAAAATTCCCACGCTTGCAGAAATGAAAAAACTGCTGAATGGTGAGCCGATTGAGTTAGCCAAGCCTGAGCAAGAGCCTGTGGCTATATTGAAAAGCGAATCGGTTGAACGAGCCGAAAATACAGCTAAGAAATTAAGACAGCGAAATAATGCAAAACCTTGGGATGATTTAGACCGTGAAACTGTTTTTGCAATTGATGGGTTAGTTGCATTTGCAAATTTTCAATTTAATCGTGCCAACAACGCACCATCACGCAAAGAATGGGTCGGTCTGTCAGTCAATGAGGGTCGTGAATTCTTTGAAAGCAAATTAACAAGAGCGGAATTGATCACTGAAATCAGCGAATTTTTAGAAGAGAAAAACACATGAACGACCGTGAACTGTTAGAACTCGCGGCAAAGGCTGCGGGGTATGAAAAGATTGAATATAACGACCTGAAAGGTTCGATGCTTGACATTCGCTACGGGCGTGATGAAGCCATCTGGAACGGTGAAGACTACTGGAATCCGTTGGTTGATGATTGCGAGGCTCTGCGACTGGCTGTGAAGTTGGGTTTATTTATTGATATTTACGACACAAAAGTTATGGCGGGATGGGTTGTTGATAAGGATTCTTCGTCAATGGAAACGCTAAATCAACTAAAGGGCAACGACCCCTATGCCGCCACACGCAGAGCAATCGTTAGAGCAGCGGCAGAGCTTGGTAGGGAAATGAAGTGAACATCCCCCACCAGCTAGGCGAATGGATGCTTTGGTTTTATGGCGCTATCTTAGTAATTTTTGTCATCTTATGGATATTTAAAAAAATGAAAGAACTAACCGATTTTCAGAAGAAGTTTTTTGCACGCGGCACAGGCGCTACGTTGTTCACGCAAGAAGAGTTTGACCAAGCCCTGGCGGTCGCCCGTGCCGAGATCATGCAGGTGGCGATTGACACGACCAAAACTGCAATTGCTATTGAACGCGAAGAGTGCGCCAAGATTGCCGATGGCATAGCCCAACGAATGGAAGATGGCGGTGAAGGGCCAACAGGCTATATCGGGTATGTGACTGAGTGTGCCCAAGCCATCCGCAACAGGTTAAAGAAATGACCGAAGACGACCTGCTAGACCTTTACGCGCTCTTTGCGATGCTCAAGATGAACTGGGATAAGGGCGAGGAAGAAAAGGACGCTAACGACTGCTACGTCATCGCCCGCGCCATGCTTCAGGCCAAAGAACGTGCAAAGTAAAACTCGCCACGTTTTTCAAAGAATGCGTCGAGCACTAACCCAACCATCTCGGGGTCGTGCTTGATGCTCTCAACGACCGTACGATCAATGGTTGGGTGCTCAATGAGTTTGACGAATATTGAGCGTGCGACCTCGTTTAGGCCGTCTGGTACGACGACCTTTTTGTCGTACAGGTCAGCTCGCAGATCCTTGCGGGTGACCTTGCCCTTGGTTGCCCGTTCAATTTTGACCGCAAGTATGGCGCTCGCTAACCTGTGGTCGTTGGCAACCAAAGACAGCCAGGTGCGCGTTACCCCTACTTCCTGTGCCAATTTACCCGTAGTACCATGCTTTTTTAAGTAATCTTTTAATTTCATGTTAACGATTGGAGAATGTAAAATGGATAATTCTATTATGCACCATAAAGCTTACTCACCGGCCACGGCAACGAGCGTGCAGCGTACTTGGAAGCGCTGCGCTAACTGGGTGCCACCTTCAAAAGACCCTGAAACGATTGCCAAATGGGATTACTACAAGTCTCTGGCTATGCGCAGTGAGACCGCCCTTCAATTCACAAAGGAACCAAAGTAATGTTGAGCAATATCGAGATCAAAGGCATCTTCTTAGAATGCGAGAACGAAGACCCAGAGGGCATGTACGCCAACGACGTAGACGTGTTTGAGTACGGCCGCGCCGTTGAACGTGCAGTGCGAGAAGACGAGCGCCGGGCTTGCGTGAACATGGTTAAGTCGCTTAACCACGAAGTCGCTCGCGCCTTGCTTGACTATCGCCGCCTGTCTGACAAAGTTGAGTAAAAAAAGCCCCGCTGTTTAGGCGGGGCAAAGCAACCCTGAACGGTTGTGGAGGTTATTTTTTCATGCCTGGCATAACGGAGTAATTGCTTGGATCAAAAGATTTTGGCAATCCGATTTGTTTTTGCAGGAATTGATGAATTTCTGGCGCGTATTTATCATAATAATGTAGCCCCGCGGTGGTACCAATGTCAATACCAATCCCCATTAAAGCCGACGCTAAAGTGGTTTTCAAAAGCGGTGGCAATTGCAAGGTAGCACCTGCCCCTGCAATAAATGCCCCAAGCGGATCACCACTTTCTTTGCGTCGGTATGCGTCATGCATTAACTCTGCTGCAGATGCCGCATTGACTACGCCACTCACAATTGGCAATGCTCGAGCAGTCTTTTCAATTGCAGGGCCAAAGGGTGGTAAAGCACCACGTTTTTCAACCATGCGTGCTTGCTGTGTCTCAATAAATGGTCTGTGTTTTTCGCTCACAATGCCTTGCAAACTCAAGTCTTCTAATAATTTGTCTGCAGCAGTTGTTGCGCCTTTAGCCGCACCAGTGCGCGCCGCTTGGTTCTCTCTCAGGACGCGATCTGACTCGTTGAATCGAAGGTCATCAATAAGTTGTTGTTGTGCAGCGCGAGCCGCCTCGGCTTGTTGCTGTTGCAGTAACCGCGCCGCCTCAGCTTCTCTTGCCGCCCTTTCAGCAGGGGTCAGGGTCGCCGCGACCTGCTGCTCAGGGGTTTGACTAGCGTTAATAACATTCATGTCCTTGGCGGGTAGTAGCACGCGCCCCGTGACTGTTGGCTCATGCTCACCCGCCTCAAGCATCATTTGCACATAGCCCTTGCCAACGCCCAACTCTTGGGCAAGACGATCAACCATTTTCATCTGATCGCCTTGCGACAAGCTGCGATAATGCGCTGATTCGTGCTGTGATATCTCGCGCGCCGCCGAGCCCCCCGTAGGGCTTGGGTACATGTCGCCATAGTTAACCGTTACCCCAGGCACTGTAAGAGATGGCGCGGGTGGATTAGCCGCGGTGATCGCCCTCGTAGCAGTATCTAAACGTGACTCAGGCGCGGTTTTTCCACCGCCGAGCGTAACAAACCGTGTCAGGGCATTTTGCTCGCCTTGGCGCGCCATCTCTAAGGCACGACGAGCGGCCTCCTCTCGAGTGCGCAGGCTTTGCGTAGTGACGTCTGACACACCCACGTCAGAACGGTACTGGTCAAGCAAATCACGCATCTTGAGCCGCTCAAGCTCTGCTTGTTGACCCGGCTGTGACATGAGCTGAAAATTGGTTAACGGCTTGCCCATGCCTCCTGTGTCAACAGCAGAAGATTTGATGTCATATTCTTTTGGTACATCTGAAAAATGCAACATATTACGCGCTTGACTAGCCGCCCCCGCAGCAGCGCCTGCCCCAATAGCCGCCGCACGCCCCAATTGACTAGGCGGTTCGCGCGGCGTGGTTTCTGCTAAATTCGCTTGATCGGCAGCAATAAAATCGCCCGTATTGACAGAGGGTATGTTCTTATATGGATCTTTTAAAAAATCATTGGGATTAATAGACAAGGGATCAAATTTGTCAGACATTTTTATTACTCCTGAGCGCCGGGCGATCTTGACTGAATTTTGGCAATTTTTTCTTCATATTCTTTTTGAGCTTGCGCAAAGGGAGACTTTGGATTGGTAAAATATTCAGCAGGATGTTTGCCAATATAAGTACTCAACCCTTTTACTGCAGAATATTCAAATTGCGTTTGAACAAGCCTTTGTTGCGCCCAGTAAATCGTATTAGCAGCAAGATTACTAGTAGATGCAGATGCCAACTCATACAAAATACGGTCAGAATCAGTTGGGTTAATGCCTAGTGCGCGACCTGCGCCTTGAATGCTTGCAATAAGCCCACTGGCAATAGTTCTACGCACTTCATTAAATGCGGCACGCTCTTCTTTAGAAAATTTTTGTGTGCGCATCATTTCCTCAACAGGTGCCGAAATGCTGCCATAGTTACCAATTCTCAACCCCTCTTGAGCGCCTGCGCCTGCACTGCGGATGCCGTTGATGATTGATCCCATAATAGTGCCGTCAGTGGTGGGGTCTTTTTCTTGTAGCAAACCAACCACTCTTTCAAATTTTGGGTTTGATAAGATTTTAATTGTGTTGGTTAAATCACCGATTTGAGTGGTAAGTTGGTTTGGATTGGCGTCGATCAAAGAAGCTCTCTTTTTGCTCCATGATTCAATTTCAGCCTTGCCCATATTGCGCAAGTTTTCCTGATAAGTTTTTTGCTCTTCAAGCGCCGCTTTTGACATTTGTTCGTTGATGATTCCTTGCGGCGTGCCTGGCGGGAATGGCACGATTGTGCCGCTTGGCAATTGATATTGAGTATTAGACAGTTTAGTCCAGCCGCCCGTTGTAGGCGTGCTCGTTGATGCCGCGGGCGCAGCATTGGACGTATCCGTGCCCTTAACGATCGGCTCATAATGCACCGGATCGTCTTTAGGAAATGGGCGATACCATCCGTTTGTATTCATCCATTTTTCATCAACCGACGTGGGTACATCAATCGCATTTGAATGAAACTCTTTTTGATTGGGGAATTTTGATGGATCAACAGGCATGTACAAACCTTTTTCGCCTTTTTTCCATCGATCAAAAATGTTTTGCTGCTCCTCGCGCGTGCGCGTTGTAGAAATGTTTTTAGGGTCAATTTTAAATGTGTTTGCAATTGTATTGATTACGCTATCTCTTGGCGTTGGCTCACCCTCAAATTCAGGCATTCCTGCGCGTTGTGAACCATTAGCCGCAGCATTTGGTTGCCCTGTTGTTGCCTGAGATGTTGGTGTAGCGACGCCTGAAGCGCTGCCCGTATTGCCTGGCTGTGCGCCGTATTTATAAACAGACTCAACCTGTTGAGTGCTTAACGTGCCTTGTTTGATGCCTAATTCAAGCATTTCTTGTTGCGTTTTAAGTAATTTGTCAATTTTAGCCGCTGCTTCAGTGCCTGGCTTTGCCAACATCTGCGCACGCACTAAGGATTGGTACAGTTGGGGGTTGCCGAACGCGCCTTGGGGTGATGAAATGGTTTGCATAATGTCAGCCGCATTACCGCCGCCAAGTGCGCCAAGCAATGCTTTTTCAGACTCTTGCTCTTTTTGCATCTGATACTTCTGCCCAACCAACTGGGCACGCATTTGAGCCACTGGCAAAGCGTTTTTCTCTTCTTCTTGGCGCTGCTGACCTACAACATCCATAGCGCGACCAAACGCCTCAGAGGCGCTGCCTGTGCGACCGGGGTTTGCTAACGCGCCTGCAATTTGAAACCAGTTAGTGCCGCCTCGGTTCTCGAGCGCGGCAAGGACTTTATTAACCGACTCAGAGTATTGCTTCTGAATGTCAGGTTCAGCCGCACCGATTCCTGTTGGCACCGGTGGGAGTGCTGTTGCTGTTGGGAGAGCCATGATTTATTCCTTAACCGTAAGTGCCTGGAGTTGTAAAGTTCACGCCTGCAGCAGCGTCGTAAGTTGAATTTGCCGGCGTTCCGTTTGTTGTAGTTGTATTTGAACTTGGAAACAAATTACTAATCCCGCTAACCAAATTAGCAAATGGCGAAGGCGAGCCACCAGCACCACTTGAGAACAGCCCAGTAATGCCTGCACCTAACGAGCCAATCTGCTGCAGTGGTGAGGCTTGGTACGCGCCAGGGATTGGCCCTGTGTACGTAGACGATACAGACGTTGGAATTGTGAACCCTTTCATGAGCGCTGCCTGTTGGGCTGCAACCTGTAACGGGAACAGTTGCTCGTTCTGAGCCATCTGCTGCTGTTGGCCGCCCATCGTAGAGAGCGCATTCACGTCGCCCATGCCGAGCTGTTGCGTTGTAGTGCCCAAAGCACCCATTTGAGAGCCGCCCGCCATTTGGCGTTGCAAGTCAGCCTGAGCTGCAGTGATTGCGTTCTGGTAACCGCTTGCGAGCAGGCCTTGTTGCTGCCCGCCTAAGTTCTGCAGGGCGCTTGTGATGTTCTGGCCGAGCACGTTAGCGCCACGGGTTGAGCCAAACTGACCACTACCCACGGCACCCGCAGTCGCTTGGGGTGAGATTGTGTTGCGAATGTTCTGCAAACCTAAGCGCCCTGCCTCGTCTACGACATTGCTCAGGTACGGGTTCATGTACTGACCCGCTAAGCTCGGGGCAGCAGTCGTTGCGGCATTCATCGTAAGCGCGTTAGCGGCATCTAAGTTTGGCTGATAGTTGCCAACGTTTGCGGCCGTCTGATTAAACGCTTGCTGCTGCAACGGTTGCGCACCGACATACTGAGCGTTTTGACCCGCTTGGGTGCTCGTGCTCGCCAAGTTGTTCAAGTAGTCCATGTACCAGGCAGGGGCGGCCGTAGCCTGTTGCTGCGTGGTGGTGATGTTAGGCAGCGCCGCACCTTGCGTGAACGTGCCACTCGAAGGTGAAGACGGCGTGCCCAACTGTGGCGGGGTCACATAGTTAGATGGCGCAGCGGTCAGGTTTGGACCCGTCGCGGCGTTGAAAGTTGCCCCAGGCGTAGTTGTAGGTGTGCCGGCTGCCGCAGTCAATGGAGAGACTGGCGCAGTCGTTGGATCAAGCGTTGTTGGGTCAGCCATGATTATTTCCTTCCTACGTGTTGGAGCGCTTCTTTCATATACTCAAGAGGCGAAGCCTTGGGTGGTATTTTATCAGCGGGTGCTGACCTTGTATGTTCTCTTAACGACTCACGAAACGCATCTAAAAGCTTGGCACCTGCATCGCTCGAACCGTTACCAAGCGTTGAAACGGTTGATGCGTCAAAGACGTACTCGCCGTCGGCCAACATCGCGGGGATGTCGTCTGACTGCCCGTCGCCTCGGCCTCTGACGTAGTGTCCGGTCGCGCCCGTCACAAACTCGGGGATGTGCTCACCCTCGCCGCCTTCGTGCGCCTGGCCACCTTTGGCCATCATCCCGCCTGGCAGACTTGGTATACCTGTGCCCGCCATCGCTAATGGGTTTGTTCCCGAGCCTTGGTAAAGCCAATCTGATCCTGCCTTTTGACCCGTTGGGATGACGGGGATGCCGGGTGTGGGTTTGCCCATCAATTGGCTACCCGCAAACGTCGTAGGACTGCCCCCAGAGGTGTCTGCGCCGTAGGTGAAGTAATTGGGTGCTTGGCGCTTTTGAAGCACGCTGTAGAGGCTAGGGTCAATCCCCGCGACGCTTTGCTGCATCTGCGCGAGCTGCAGGGCTCCCCCACCCTGTGCAGCATGTATAGGGGCTGGCATGCCTAGCTGCTGATATTGGTTGTAATTCTCAAAGGGGTTATATTCTTTCACGTTCGCACCTTGCAGGAATGTAGCTTGTAAGTTACCGGGCAGCGCCCCGATCGTTGTGCCCTGAGTGCCTGTGCCATACATATACGATGGCGTCATTGTAGTAGCGGGCGCTGATGCTTTTGGTGGCGTGATCGCTGCCTGCACCAAGGGTGGCGGTGTTGGGATAGGCGGGTTGACATCAACCGCAGGCGGGTTGACGGGGTTAACCGTTGGGTTGACAACGGGGTTAACTGGATTGACACCAGGCGCTGGTGGGTTGACACTAGGTGGCGTAGGGATGGGCGGCAGCGGTGGCTTAACCGGCAAGGCAGGCTTGACAGGGGTAAGTGGCGCTACAGGCTCAGGGTATGGCTGAGGCTTAGGCTGTGGTTGCGGCCGTGGCTGTGGCTGAGGTTGAGGCTGAGGCTCTGGTGAAACTTTCTCACCTAACTCAGTCTTCGTACCGTTGTTATTTAGCAACCCGAGCTTAATTGCCTCAGCGGGCGTGATTCCGAGCTTGGATGCGTTGCTGAGCATTGCCAACTTAGCGGGCAGTTGCTCGTCAAGGTTTTGAAGTTGGCTAGTTGCCTCATCAACCTGCTTTAAGATGACTTCAGGTGGGGCGGCAGGGTTGTTGACCACATCAGAGATTGCTTTAGTCGTCTTCTCTGACCCTGCGCCACTGAAAAATATGTCATCAAAAAATGCAGAGGAAATTGACGATGGCGGCTTATCTGCGACCTGAGTATAAGTGTTGTCAATGTACGACTTTGCTTGAGTTTGAAGCTCAGGGGTCAAGCCTTTAGATATTGCTTGGTCTAAGGTTCTTCCTTCTGCAACAATACTAAGGGCAGTGTCTGAGTTGATATTAGGACCCAAGTCAATCGGCCTAATAGCAGGCTCTGCAAAGGTTGTAGGCAGCGCACCGCGAGACTCAGGCGCGAGCTGCGTGGCAGGCATTGCCGTTGGTTGTGGCCTCACGTCATAGGTTGGGATCCGATCAGCCGCTTCAAACGCATCATTAAAGATGCTTGCAACGTCTCTAGGGGCGGCGGCCACCTCTGTCGGGCTGTAACCCAAAGCAGGCGCGGGCGCTGAGAGCCTCTCAGGGCTCACGTAAGACGGCGCTTCGTCAATTATCTCGCCAAGGTTAATGTTCCTTGTGGGGCTCTCGCCACGCATCAGGCTAGTGTCTGGTGCGCGAGTCAGATCAGCAACGCTTGCGCCAAGGTTGTAAGCCCCTGTTGGACTTTCGTTTACGATCCCTGTGGCTGCATCAGCGTAGCCGCGGCCAACGTCCTTGACGGCCGCACCGGCCTCTCTAGCCGTAGACAGCGCAGTGCCAGGGCGCATCAAGATTGCATCGGTCATTAGCCGAATATCGCCCGCGGGCAAGCCTGTCTTCTCAGACAGGTAATCAGCGCCCTTGTCTAGGTTCTCGCTAATAAAACGCAAGACTTGGCCACTTGCCTCGCCCGCGTAGCCTGGGGTGTTGGTCACGCCAAACGCCTTACCAAACGGATTGCTAATTGCCTCAGCGACCCTGTTGGATATCTCGCGCATTAGCTCGGGGTTAGCTTGGTAGTCTTTGCCAATAAGCGACGCGGTCAACTCGGCGATTTGATCGCCCGTTCGCAAGCCAAGATAGGACGCCATCTGAGCGACAGTCGGCAAAATAGCGCCCACCGTGTTATCCAAGGCAGAGGCCACGCCCTGGCCAAATGTTGCCAAACCGCTTTGAGAAGGTGAGGTATCAACAATGTTGGGTGCCATGCTTCTTGGCCCATACACCTCGTTGCCCTGAGCATCTTTGTAGTAGACGTACTCATCACCAGACGACAACGCAGGTGGGTTGACGTCGCTCGTTGCGGCATTTGCAACCGTGCCTAACGGTGCACCCACGTTAGGCGTGTAGTTAGAAAAGAACTGATTTAATTCGTCTGGGTTGCTTGTGTTCTGGTTAATTGCAGCCTGCACCAAAGGCGGTGCCGCAGGCATATTGCGGTTCATCGCGTCTTGCGCGTCCTGCTGAAAAATACTGTTTAGTACGTCAGGCTGCGTCTGGGTGTCTAATTCTGTGCCAACGTTTGCTCTGTTCGAGCCCTCAACTGGTAGCGCCTGAGCGTTTGTCGCCCCTATCCCGTACTTGATATCATCAACAGTTGATGTAAGTGCGTTTGTAATATTAGCTTTGATATCTTGCACGACCTGGCTGTTGCCGATCATGCCCGCAACACTCGCAAGCCCTGAGTTGACTGCGCCCATGAGCGCAGCCGTACCGATGTCACCGCCCCTGATAGCCGTGATGACAGAGCTAGAGATGGCCGAGTTAACAGCCTTTTGAATGCTCGGATCCGTAATGCCTGCGCCGTTTAGGATGTCTGCCGTACCAGAAGGGATTAGGTTGGCAACCGTGGCGCTTAAAGCACCGCTAATTGCTGCTTGCACAGGGTCTTTGCCCGACGCCGCGGCAATTGCTGTTGCCACGGCTGTCTGTGTGCCAATCTGAGCGAGTGTGCCACCGCCTAAGAAGTCAGCACCTGCGACACCTGCGCCACCTGCCACAGCGCCTAATGCACCTGCTTTCAAAATGTCATTAAGTTTGCCGCCCTGTGCCGCTGTCACGGCCGCGTTAATTGCGGCAGTCTTTGCAGCAGTCGTAGCGGCAGCTCCCCAGTTGATGCCAGTATCCGCAACCGTGCCGCCCATTGTTGCAGCGGCACCCGCATCGGATAATGACCCGCCCATTAAATTAGCAGCGCCAACGTCGCTTAATCCCCCTGCAGCACCAGCACCAAACCCTGCAGCGTCTAACAACGCACCGCCCACACCGCCTGTGGCCATCGTAGCGGCGAGTAGTAATGCACCCTGCGACATATCCGTGGGGATTTGACCGCCTCGCTTGCCGGGGTCATTGATGTACATCTTATCTTTCAACGTGCTGCCCGTGGGCATGGGCACGCCAGTGTTATAGATCGTAGACCCGCCTGTAATCGGGTCAACAAATAATAATTGACCTTGCTCGTTGCGCGCTTGAATTGCACTATTGATAGTTGGTTTTTCGCCCGGCTTGAGGGCAAGCCCAAGCGATGCAGGGTCAAGAATCAGACTGCCTTCTTTTGCGCCTAAACCCGCCTTAACCGTATCAATCAAGACACCTTTTAAGTTGCCTTGTTCATCATAAAACTGCGTCGGCGTTCCTTCATAGTTTGGCGCTAAGTGCTGCGCCAAATTGTTCGGGTCAACAACGTCTGACCGTGGGGCGTCAACTGGGGTTGTTTCCCTTCTTGCGCCCGAATTAACATCTAAATAATATGGCGCGGTGTAATTAGAGTAACCCGCGCTATCGTCAGTAAAACCCGGCTGATACTCCCATTGCGCGTCAGGCGTCAACGGCGCTTGCTGATAAAAACCCGCATCTACTACTGGTTGCAAGGCACCACCATAAGACTGACCCTCAGTACTTGACCTGAGTTGATCCCTTATTTGCTCACCAGTCATGCCCTGATTGAGAAAAGCTGTGTAGTTGGCCATCCCGCTTGCATCAGCCTGCCTACCAAGCTCTTGCTGGTAGATATCATTGACTGTCTGTGACCAAGGATTT